TCGGGAGAATGCTTTATCTTTGCAACCGCAAATGTTTTTGGTCCTGTAGTTCAACGGATAGAATAGAAGTTTCCTAAGCGTTAGCTATAAACGACCGCTAATATATAAATAACGGTTAAGATAAGCAAAATGTTTTTATAATTTATTTGATAATAAATAGCGCAAGCCCCTGTAGTTCAACGGATAGAACGTCGGTTTCCTAAACCGTAAATATGAGTTCGATTCTCATCGGGGGTACACAAAGAGAGCTGGCTTTCAAAAGTTGGTTCTCTTTTTTTAGCACTTAGTGCTGTACACGCATACTTTTGCTGGCGAATGTGGTTCAACTGTTCCACATGGAATAAAAAGGCAAAAGAAATGGGCACAACTTTTAAAGCGGTGGTGTATAAGCATCACAAAAAAGCAGATGGTACTTATAACGTTAAGATTAGGGTTACTCATAATCGACAAAAGAGGCATATATCTACTAATATATATGTTACAAAGGATGATTTAACAAGAGGGTACAAAATCAAGTCTCAAAATGTACTGGATAACACAAAATCCATAGTTGAGAACTATCAACGGATAGCTTCTACTATAGGGATACAGGACGCTAAAGAGATGAATGTTGATGATGTTATAAAATATATTGATGGATATAACCCAGTACAGACTATTTTTAAGTTAGACTTTATTAAATTCGGTGAGGATACAGTAAGAGAGTTAATAGATGCAGGGAACATAGGTAATAGCCATGTGTATGCTACTTGCATAAGAAGTCTAAAGCAGTTTGTACAGCGTGATGAGATTGATGTATCAGAGATTACGGTACAATTTTTGCGTGATTACTGTAAATGGTTACAAACTAAGCCAGCTCGTAAAAATAGACCTGATAAAACGACTGGTAGGCGTACTCCATCTTTATATTTATCTACTATTAGGGCTATTCACAACAAGGCTAAAAGGGTGTATAATGATGAGGATGCAGGGATAATAAATATACCGTTGTCTCCTTTCAAAAGATTGGAAATGCCACAACTGCCAGTGAGCCGTAAAAGGGCTTTAAAACAGGAGCAATTAACATTGTTGATGCAGTTGCCTTATGAGGAGGTTAAATATAGGGGTGTAAACAGATGGAATTTAGCAAAAGATATATTTATGCTTTCATTTGGTTTAATAGGTATGAATGAGGCAGATTTATACAACTGTACCAGTTTTAGAAATGGGATAATAACCTATAACAGAACAAAAACGAAAAACAGGAGGAAGGACGGTGCAGTTATGGTGATTGAAGTGCCTACAGAGGTTATGCCACTGGTTGAGAAATACCGAGATAAAACAGGTAAGAGAGTTTTTAATTTCTATCAGCTTTATGCGAGTAAAGATATATTTACTACAGCTATAAATAAGGGATTAAAGAAGTTCCAGAACCTAATAGGAGAGAGTGATTTAGAATTTTATGCAGCCCGCCACACATGGGCTACACTGGCACGCAATAAAGTTAAAATAGAAAAACTGCTAATACATGAGGCTTTAAATCACGTAGACGAAAAAATGAGAGTTACAGATGTGTATATTGAAAAGGATTGGGCACAAATAAATGATGCGAATAAAAAAGTACTTAAATATGTAAAGTTTGATGTTGGTTCTGTTGTTGAACCACATTATGAGAGAACTAATAATAAGTAATGTACGTATGTACTTTAATTAGGGTAACTGGCATTTTATCCAGTTACCTTACTTTTTCAAACATACTACCTTTGCCAGTAAGTAGCCATTTGGCATTGATATTAAATTCTGTAACTAATGGAATAATCCAAAAGAACTGTATTAAAGATGCCTCTTTGTCACTTTCTTGCCTATAATAAGCACGTTTATCTATGCCTGCTAAATTGCAATACGTTTGTTTACCTCTGATTTTACCATTTCCAATAAGGAAATTTACAGCTTCATAAAAACGTATTGTTACTTCTATGTTAATTGGATTTTTCATAGCAAACTCTTTTTATATCCTCTAAATCAGATTTTAACGCTACTAAATCGGTGGTATTTTTATTTTCAGTAGTAGCATTATCTATGCCAATTTCAAGGCTAAGGATAGCTTTGTTAATCTCATCCGTAGGTAATGCGCCAGTTGATACATAGCTTTCTAAAGCCTGTTTTATCGTATCAATTACTAATCTATTGTAGTCCATATTATTTAGGTTTTTTAGTTACTCCTTTTATTGTTAATTTGTAATCACAGTGGCACATTAAGCAACCCCTGCACCCGTTTGGGCAGCACTTTTTCCTTTTAACTCGTTTTGTAATTGCTCAATTTGTTGCCTTAAAGCTCCATTCTCCCTATTAAGACGTTGTATTTCTTCATCTTTGCTTGCTATTATTGCATCCTTATCTTTAACTACGCTTGCCGGATATAACACCCCTTCGCTTATCATTTTAAGCATTTGTTCTGCAAAAGCGTTAGTTCCCATTTCTACGACTTTTTTAGTCGTATTTATTTTGGCGTTCATCTCCTCTAATAACATTTCACCCTGACTTGTAATTAACCAAGCTGGGTTTAATCCAAACTCTTTACTCCATGTTGCGGCAGTGCGTTTGCCAAACGGTCTACCATTTAGTAGCTTTTGCACTACTTGCTGGGTTGTCCCTACACGTTCTGCAATTTGAACTTGCGTCAAGCCTTTTTCTTTAAAAAAAATCTTTAGGCGTTCACCTACTGTATTCTCCTGTGACATAAGCAATTATGATTAAATATGTATTTTACAACAAAAATACTTCTAAAATAGTCTTATTTTATTTTGGAAATACGACTAAAAAAGATGTATATTTGTAGCGTTATAAGGTTATAACGAAACAAAGATAGACAAAAACAGTAGTAATAACATATTAAAATACAGCAAAAATGGAAAATATGACCGCTGGGGACTATCCAACCCCCAAAACGTTTGCAGAGGTGTACAAAGCTATACCTAATGTGGCTAAAGCTCCCAAATCTGCATTTATCGAAGAGATAGCAGAATTGTGCTTATGCAGTACGCAAACAGTGAGAATGTGGATACAGGGGGTACAACGCCCCGATGCTCTAAAACAAAAGCTCATTAGTGAAAAATTAGGCATTGCGCCCGAAACTTTATTTCCAACAGACGTATGAAAGCAATAGAATTTTATACAACCCCCGAAGGTGAGGTAACACTAAGGGCAGTGGGTGAAGCCGAAAGGCAGCTAAAGGAAACTGATACGGAGTTTATACAGGAGTTTCTAACTGTGTTGCGTGAGTATTACCCAGCAGCTTATGATGCTCTGATGGAGATTTACAGTGTAAACCTGCACAATAAACGCTACAGGGATTTCCTTGCTGTACGCAGGTTTATTAAGTGCAATTTGGGTTTGTATGATAATACTATTGATATAACAGAAGATTGGAAATTCAATTTTGAATTTGTATCGTGCCCTCTACGGGGAGAATGTAAATACGATGGTGTATTGTGCCAGCCACAATTTAACACAACGCTTACTGATAGACAATTAGAGGTAATGCAGATGTGCTATGAGGGTAAGAAAGATGAGGAAATAGCCGATAAATTATTTATCTCAATTAACACTGTAGCAAATCACCGAAAAGCAGCTTTTATAAAACTGGGAGTGCATAATATGGGTGAGTTTAACAGATACGCAAGCGAAAACAAAATCTTTAAATAGTATGGATATGGGTAAAGTAGTAAAATTTAGCTGGAGTACAGTTTTTGATACAGCTAACAATTTGATGATACACACTTTTTCGGAGCGTGTAGAGGTAACAAGCAATATTAAGACGGGAGAAATTAAGGTTATCAAAGATGGTAATGTAGTGCAAAACCTATCTAATCCTGCTATTGCAGCGTATGAGAGTTTTTTGCTTGATGTGGCAAAGGATGCAACGAAACTTGAATCATTTGGGCATGGAGAATGAGCTATATAAAATACGTGATTTTCTTACTGGGGTAGCGGAAGCCGGAGCTGCACGATTCCAAAAAGATTTAGACCCAAAATCGGATAGATTAACGCAAAGGCAGGCTTTTATCTTTTTCAGAGTAAGAGATACACAATTCGGTGGTGAGTTTACACATGGTGAGGCGTGGGTACGAGCAATGACAAAAGCGGGGCATTTGCACCCAGTGAGAATAGGGAAAGCAGCAAATAGCCCAATATACTACAGCAAAGCTGAATTGATAGCATTACGGGTTGCGTGTGATGCGGAAGAAAAGCAGATATTCAAAGATACTAATCTTTAAAAACAAGAATATGGTTATCAAATTTTTACGATTAAAAATGTTAAACTTTAAAGGCTCAAGAGGTGAGCGGACAATAGAGTTTAACGATGTTGTAACTCTCATACTGGGGGCTAACAGAACAGGGAAAACAACTGTCGCTGATGCGGTGCAATGGGTGCTATTTGGAAAGAATAGCGAGGGTAAGAGTGATTTCGGAATCAAAACACGTGATGAAAAAGGTGTTGTTATCCCCGAATTAGACCATGAGGTTACATTAACGCTCACAGCAGATGGCAGAGAAATTGAGCTAAAACGTTGCTGGGCTGAAAAATGGAGCAAGCCCAAAAAACAGGATGAGAAAGTACTAACTGGGCACTCTGCATCTTACTTTATTGATGGCAATAAATACACAGAAACAGATTATATAGCCTATATAGAAAGCCTGTGTAGTGAATCTCTTTTTAGAGCTATAACCAACCCCGAATATTTCCCTAAATTAACTCCTGACAAACAGCGTGCATTACTTACCAAGATGGTAGGTGAAGTGAGTGAGGCGAGTGTAGCAGATGGCAATGAGGGGTTTACTGCCATGTTACAGGAGATGAACGGGCAAAAATTAGAAGAATATAACAAACAGCTATCTTACAAGAAAGCAAAGATAAATGAGGAGCTGGAGCGTATACCAGTACGTATAGCAGAACAAGAGAGAGAGAGAACCCAGTTAGCCCCCGAAATAATTAACTGGGGAAAGATTGAGCAGGATATAAATGCTACTGACGCAGCTATTGAACGCATAATAGAGGAAATTGCCGACCGTTCAAAAACAGTAGATAGTGATTATGATGCAAAGGCACAGAAGAGAATGGCTATTAATTCTCTTAGAGCAGAGGTACAGGACATTGAGTTTAAGGCTCAAAGGGCATTCGCAACCGCTAAACAAGAAAAAGAGCAAGCTGTTAGCAGTGCACAATACGCTGTTAACTCAATCACTGATGAGATTAAGAGCCTTAATGCACGCAAAGGAATGGCTGAAACTACTTTGGTACAGATTGAGGAAAAAAAGAAAGACTTTAGACAACGTTGGAGCGAAACGGATGCTATGGAGTTTACCATTGATGAATCAGAGTTTATTTGCCCAACATGTAAGCGTAGATTTGACGATGAGGATGTACAAAAGACAATAGAGCAAATGAGGAGTGATTTTAATATGAAAAAATCATCCACATTAGAGAAATTGCAGATGGAAGCTGATGGAATTAAAAAGCAAATTACTTCAACAGAGGCTACTATCAAGAGCTATGCAGATAAAATTGCAGAGCTGGAGGATAAAATGCCAGCAGCAAAAGAGGCTTTAGATAAGGCGCATAAAGTGTTTGTACAAAGTGTTGATGAACGGCTCTCTGAAAATGCAAATTACTTATCACTCAAAGAGAACATAATCAAGCGCACAGAAGAGTTAAACAAACCTGTAGAACCTACAGAGGAGGATAAACAAGCGGAAGAAATGACCCGTAATCTTAATGCAGACAGATTAGCATTACAACAGAAGAGAAACGGATTGAGCAAGCAGTTGGATGTACGTGATACTATTGCCAAAAAGCGTAAGCGTATAGCAGAGTTACAGGATGAGGAAAAAACGCTCAATATCCAACTATCAGAGCTTGAAAGTAAAGAGGAGGTTGCCAAAGAGTTTACAAAAGCAATTATTACAGAGCTGGAGAATAAAGTAAATGCCCTATTTACTAACGTGCGTTTTACAATGTTTGAGCATAAATTAAACGGCTCTCTTAAACCGACCTGTGAATGTTCTGTAGGTGGTGTACCTTATAGTGATTTAAATAAAGCAGATAAGATTAATGCCGGAATAGATATAATCAATGCAATTTGTAGCTACAATAACGTATATGCTCCCTGCTTTATTGATAATGCAGAAAGCATTAATGATATACTTCCAATGAAGAGCCAGGCAATACACCTTATTGTAAGCAGAGATAAACAATTAACAGTAATCAAGTAACATTTAAAGAAATGGCAACAATTCAAGAAAACAGCGCACAGCAGGCAGTAACGACACAGCCAGCGAGCCAAAACACTACTGTAATCAAGCGTATGCAAGAGGAGACAGTAAATAATGTAATGGAAAGAGTGTCAGCCATGCAAGAGGCTGGAGAGTTGGTATTACCAAAACAATACCATGCAGGAAACGCTTTAAAACAGGCGTGGCTGTACTTGCAGACAATCGAAACAAGTGATAAAAAGCCAGCCATTGAGGTGTGCACAAAAGAGAGCATTTGCAACTGCTTGCTGCAAATGGTAATCTATGGGCAAAATGTGGGTAAAAATCAATGCTATTTTATCCCTTGTGGTAAGGAGCTTACGTACTGGGAGGATTACAGAGGTAAGTATATGCGTGCCAAAAGAGATACAGAGATTGCAGAGATACACCCACAAGTGGTTTATGAGAAAGACAATTTTGTGTATACTGTAGATGAGTTTGGGGACTACCAGCTCGTTAAGCATGAAACCTCTATAGATAACATTGATATTACCAAAATCAAAGCAACTTATGCTGTTGTGGTTAATAAAGATGGCAAAAAGCATATTGAGGTAATGACTATGCCACAGGTGCGCAAAGCATGGGGGCAAGGGGGAGCAAAAGGTAACAGTGGAGCACATGTAAACTTTACCGACCAAATGTGCAAAAAAACGATTATTTCACGTGCCTGCAAGATAGCACTGGATAGCTCTACAGATAACGATGATGAGCCGGATATGCTTAGACCTGATGAGGTAGCACAACAGCGTGCGCAGGCTCAATTATCCGTAAAATCAGATTTGGCAGCAGATGCACAAGATGTACAGTTTGAAACGGTTGTAGGCAACAATGCTGCACAGGCAAAGCAGGAAGAGCAGCCAATAGTTCCACAAGCCAAACAGCCGGAGCAACCCAAAACAAATGCTTGTCCCCTTTAAAATCAAAAAACAATGGAACTGAAAATTTTAGGTAGTAGTAGCAAAGGTAATGGCTATGTGCTGGAGGCTAAAAAAGAGGCTTTGATAATAGAGGCTGGATGCAAATTGCTGGAAGCTAAAAAAGCTGTTGGCTTTGATATTTCTAAGGTGGTTGGTTGCATTGTTACCCACCAGCACAACGACCATGCCGGATATGCACAGGAGTATACCAAAGCAGGTGTTGTTGTGCTGGCTCTAAACTCGGTTATTGAATCCAAGAAAATTACACATAATTACAAGGCTATTGAGATAGGCAAGGGCTATGTGTTTGGAAACTTTGAAATACTTCCCTTTGAGGTAATGCACGATGTGCCATGTGTGGGCTATTTAATTGAGCACCCCGAATGCGGTAAAGTACTATTTGTAACTGATACCTACGCTATGCAATATAGGTTTACGGGTGTAACTCATTGGCTTATTGAGGCAAATTATGCAGATGATATACTTACTGAAAACATTTTAGAGGGCAGGATTCCGCAAGCAATGAGGAAGAGATTGCTAACAAGCCACATGGAGCTTAACAACACAAAGGAGGTACTGATTAGCAGTGATTTGAGTAAAACACGAAACATTGTATTGATACACCTTTCTGATGGCAATAGCGATGAGAGAAGATTTATAGCAGAGTGCAAGGCTGCAACAGGTAAATGTGTTACTGCTGCTAATACAGGAATGGTTATAAACTTTGATGTAATACCAGTATGAGAATCATTACGGAGAGAAATGCACAGCTCATAGAGGAAGTAATGCAAGGAGAGATAACAGAGCTGAAAAACGGAGGTTCTAAAAGTCTACGAGTACAAAACAAAATTAGGCTTATGCAAATGGCATTAAGCGAGTTACAAACTAATAGAATAAATAAAAATGGAAGAGCTAAAAATTAGTAAGGCAACGGTGATTGATTGCTTTAACAATGCAAGTGAGGACACGAAAGATGCTTTAATGCACCTGTTCGGAGAAAAGGTATTTGAGTTTGATTATACCACTATTAGAACATTTGAGGATGCGTGTAACCGGAGAGGGACAAGTGTAAATGCTTTGGCAGTAGTAACACGTGACCATGATGGGGTAGCTTATGCTCAAGCAAATGCTCTGTATAAACTGATGATTATACAGGAAGCTATCAATGATGGGCATCCGTTGGATGAGGACGGTGATGCATGGTATCCATACTGGGTATTATACAGTAAAGAGGAGATTGCAGAGATGGGAGAAGATAAGCGCAAAGCTAACGGTATAAAACTCCTCTCGTGTGTTAGTGCGGTTAATTCGGAGGTTGCGGGAGTACGTGGAGCGAGTGCGAGTAGTCGTGGTGCGAATACGAGTACGAATTCTGGGTTTCCCTTGTGCTTTGGAAGTGAGGCAAAGGCTTTGTATGCCGGAAAGCAGTTTGAGAGTTTGTATTTGCAGTATTACGGATTAAAGTTGCAGGAGGGTGAGAAATGATGCACACATGGTTTGAGGTAAAAATACGCTATGAAAAAATAGCTGATAATGGGATGCAGAAAAAAGTTACAGAGCCATATCTTTTTGATGCTCTTAGTTTTACTGAAAGTGAGGGAAAATGTATCCAAGAAATGACACCGTTTATAAGCGGTGAGTTTACGGTATCGGATATAAAGCGTGCCAATTACTCAGAAATATTTTTCTCTGATGAAGAGGCGGCAGACCGTTGGTTTAAGTGTAAGCTCATTTTTATAACTCTTGATGAAAAGAGTAGTGCAGAGAAAAAGACATCCACCCAGATATTAGTGCAGGCTGCTGATTTGAGAGACGCAGTTAAAAAACTGGATGAGGGTATGAAAGGTACAATGGCTGATTATCAAATTGGCTCTGTATCTGAAACACCAATCATGGACGTTTACCCCTACGAGGCTGACAAAAAGCCGACAACAGAGAAAAAAGAGTAATACATAGAAATTACCACTGTGCTACTGAAAGTGGCACAGTGGGATTTAAAATACGTTTGCCACATGAAAGGCTGGATAAAGATACATAGAAATTTGATAAACTGGGAGTGGTTTGATTACCCCGAAATGCTAAAATTATGGCTGTACCTGCTGATGATGGCTAATACTGATGATGGGTATAAATGGCATGGCATAGCATTGGAACGTGGGCAGCTTGTTACCAGTTTACCCGAATTGGAAAAGAAAACAGGCTTTACAGTGCAGCAAATAAGGACATGTTTAAAAAGGTTATGCTCAACAGGTGAGATAACGGTTGAATCAACAAATAAATACCGGATTATAACGATTTGCAGCTATAGGGATTACCAAATATTAGAGGATGAGAAACCTACAGCAAAAGTGCTGGAGCAAACAAATGTTAAAACAGGCAAATCAACAGGCAAAGATACTGGTGCAAATGATTGTGATATAGATAGTTGTAGCGATGGTTTGAGTAGCGAGCAACAGGCACAGCAACAGACAACTAACAGGCAAATCAACAGACAAGCAACAAACAAAATAACAGGCAAATCAACAGGCAAAAACAGTAAGGTAAGTGATTGTAATTTAGATGGTTGCGGAAGTTTGTTTAATGATGAGCAACAGGCAAATCAACAGGCTACGCAACAGCCACAGCAACAGGCAAATAACAGCATTCAAGAAGAATATAATATATATACTAATAACAATATAGATAATAATAACATGTGTATTTCTAAAGATACTTCTGTGAATTTGGAAAATTCACTTTTAGAGAGTGGTAAACCCTCATTTACTAAAGCTGATTTAGAAAAAATGTTTGAGGATTTTAGAGTAGCATATAAAGGCAGAAAAAGGAGCTTTAAACTTGAATTTGAAAACTTTGTAAAGAAAAACAAAGAGTGGAGAGAAATAGTACCAAAACTGATGCCTGCATTGGTGAAAATGGAAGAGTGGAGGATTGCAGCAAAAAAAGCTGGGAAATTTGTGCCGGAGTATGCTATGTTGCAAACATGGATTAATCAGAGCCGTTGGGAGGTTGAGTATGAGGATATACAGGTAGAGGAAGCCCCAGTAGGAGTAAATAAGGGAGAGTATGGTGTAGGATTTGGCGGAATTGATTATTAAGATAGAAAGCATGGAACCGGAATTACTAAAGAGGATAGTTGAGCAAATTGATAAGGATGCCCAAAAGGATAGAGAGTATTTTGAGGATTTGACAAATAATGCCGTGTTTAATCAACATGCAGAGCTGGTGGTAAAGATAGCTAATATGCTACTGGCTCCTCAAAGGAGAAAGTTTGTGGTAGATGATAGAAATACGATGGTATTGTATTTTTTGCTCTATTACTTTAATGATTGTCCATTGGCAGAACAGGTATTTAAAGGCAAAGGTTATAAATTGCATAAAAATCTACTGATACAAGGGGCTGTTGGTACAGGTAAAACGCTTATAATGCAAATCTTTGCAGAGTACCTACGGTATACAAGGAATCCAAAGCAGTTTTATAATCTCTCCGTAACACAGATGGTTAACTACTATACAATACATAACAATCTTGATAGGTACACTTACAATGAGGAGAGTAGTGTAGGCTTTAAATGTAATCCGGAGAATATTTGCCTAAATGATATTGGCATTGGTAGTAAATCTCATTTTGGTATGGATACCAAGTTACTAACGAATGAGTTTTTACATGCTCGCAATGAAGTGTGGGTACACTATAAAAAAAGTGCTCACTTAACCACAAACCTAACTACTCAACAGCTCACAGAGGAGTTTAAAGATAATTTTGGGAGATTGGTTGATAGGTTTAAAACATACAATGTAATTGAATTAAATGGAGAAAGTAGGAGGTAAACAATGGAAGATTTAGTAAAACTGGTAAAAGAAATGCGTGAGGCTCAAAAGGAGTACTTCCGCACACGTGATAAATCAGTGCTGCAACGGAGTAAAGAACTGGAAAAGGCGGTAGATAAATACATATCAGAGTATAACCAGCCAAAGCAAACCAGCATTTTCTAAGATTTAAGCCTTTGTCACGGTTTTTGACTGTTTGGATGTGTAATTTATCGAATAAGAATAGAAAATCGTTTGTCAGGGCTGAAAACAGCGAAAAAAGGAGTAATAACACTAATATTTGATGTGATGGAAAAGGATTTAAACAAATTAGCAGCAGAGGCACATGCTAATGCTGTTGAAAAAGGATTTTGGGAGGGTAAACCAAGTAATGAGCATTTTCTATGCCTTGTTATCAGTGAGCTAATGGAGGCTGTAGAAGCTGATAGAGGTAGCCACCGAAACAGGCGTGCAAATGTTGATTGGTTTAAAAAGAGAGTTGAAAACAGTCGGATTTGTAGGGGATTAGACCCCGAAATACCGAAAGAGCGTGGTTATGAAGTTATATACAATGAAACCATTAAAGGTTCAATAGAGGAAGAGCTTGCAGACGCTTTTATTCGTTTGCTTGATTTGGCAGGTGCAAACAACTACAATCTCAATAGATTCTGTTTGCAGCATGTGGTAACAGAACGTAAAACATTTACAGAGAACATCTACGCTATTATCAAAGACATAATGAACTACAAATACTCAAAGGAGGAGCAAATTAATTATGCTATGCACCAAATACGTAGGTTATCCGAGATTTTGAAAATAGACCTCTTTTGGCATATTGAGCAAAAAATGGCTTACAATCGGCTAAGGGAGCGTAAGCATGGTAAGGGATATTAAAAAATAAAAGCGTGACTATAGTTCACATATTAGGAGATTTGTGTTATGAAAAAAGACAACGGTAAAAAGTTGGTGGTACTGATGTTAAGCCAAGCATTTTTAAAGGGACATAGTAAAGCTGGAAAGCTAAACTATTTTGTGCAACAGCTCACAAATGCTTTGCATGGATACTCTGAACATGAGATACAGTTACCAGATGGTGAGAGTATTGTAGTGAGAGGGAAAAAACTGCATACCATACGTGAAAACTATGAGTACTGGAAAGAAAAAGCAGCCAAAATTAATGCTGGGGAGATGGAGCTTAGTATACGTGTATGGAGCGGAAAGCCATATAAAAGCCAGCAAGTAGAGGTTGCACGGTTATCGCATGTGAATATACAACTCGTAGAGATGAGCTATAGCACAGAGGATGCCCAGCCTATAGTTTATGTTGATAACGTTCTAAAGCCCAATATAGCAGAGGAGATGGCTAAAAATGACGGGTTGCAACTGGGGGATTGGACGGAGTGGTTTTTTAAGAAAACAAATACTTTCCGAGGTGTGATACTGCATTTTACAGACTTCAAATATTGATGTTATGGATGTACAGGAGCAATGGGAAACAATAGCTGGTTACAATGGCTTGTACGAGGTCAGTAATATGGGAAATGTACGCAAAAAAGGGCAAATAAAGTTGCTTAAAATATGTACTGGCTACGGTATGAGGAGGGTTGTATTACGTGCTGGAGATGATTTTCATTTAGTGGCTATTGCTAAACTCGTACTGGAGGCATTTGTAGGAGAGATGCCGGAGGGCATGAAACCTAACTGTATTGATGGTAATTACGAGAATTTATGTTTGACTAACCTGTGCTGGGTCGAGAGGCGTAAACGCAAATATACTAAAGCTAAAAAGGTGAATGTTAGGCATATAATTACCAAAGAGGAATTACAAAAACATAGCAAGTATATAACTAAAAGGCAATAGTATGAAAATAGCAAAAGATAAGATACTGCATTTTGCGGTGAATATGCTTGTGAGTTATGTAACCGCAATAGTGGTGTACATCTACACTACCGATGTAGTGTGTGCCGCAAATGCTGGCTTTTTCCATGCGGCAGGTATGAGTACAGGCAAAGAGTATGGAGATAGTAAGGCTGCTGGGAATCATTGGTGCTGGTGGGATATATTGGCGGATTTCATGGGCAACATATTTGGGATGATTTTATTTAGTGTAACAATTTATTTAATAAAGATATGGATAATATAAATGCAACCAAGAGAACGGACATTTACCAAGTAGACCCCCGTAATGTGGTGGTAGTGGAAAACTTTAATGTGCGTAGAGATTTTGATATTGAGGAGCTTAAAGAGCAGATTAAGGCAAAAGGCGTGCTTAATCCTATTACGGTTATCCCATTTAAGGATGAGAACGGAGTAGAGAAGTATAGGCTGGTTGATGGTGAGCGCAGATTACGTGCAACGCTGGCAGCTATTGAGGATGGTGCGGAGATTGCACGCATTAAGGCTATATATCTCAACCGAGCAACCAAAGAGGAGGATTTGCTAATAGAGCAAATGATGCGTAACGAGGGCAAGAATTTTACCGAGTATGAGTGCGCTATCATGTTTTTGCGCTTTAAGGAAAACTTTGGATACACACAGGCAGAGATTGCAAGCAAGTTTAAGAAAAGCACAGCCTTTGTTAGCCGTTGCCTCTCATTAATGGAACTTGCACCCGAAATACAGGAGAAATTAGGGAATAATGAGATTTCGGTAAAGGCAGTAAGGGATATTGTAGCCAATGTTGGAGAGGATGAAAATAAGCAAGTAGAGGCTGTAAATACGGCTGTAGAGAGTGCTAAACAGCGTGGCGAGAAAACAGCAACCAACAGAGATGTAGATGCTGATGTAAAAGTGCGGAAAGATGCGCAAAAGGTTAAAAAGGTACTGCAAAATGTATGGGCTACGATGGAGGCAGCAGGTAGTGAGGTTGATTACATTAAGTTACCTGATTTGATAGCAGCACTGGAAGAGAAAGGAAACATTGAGGAAGCTATTAAAAACGTACTGGGACTATGAGAAATAATGTTGAGGTTTTGGCGGAAGATGCAAAGCGTTATGCAGAGTTGCATTTAGCTATGCAGAGAGGTTGGGACATTTATTTCAGTAAGCGAGATGGTAGTTTTGAGGTGTATACAAGCTCTTGTTATGGTGATTTAATTGTACCTGTTGGGTTATCTGATGAGGATAAGTTAGCATGTACATTGATTAATCTTTTTAGCTCTGATATGGGACTTACTACCAAAAGGCTTATAGATTACTTTAGATGGAGCAAATACAAGTGCTATAAATTGGCGCGAGCAAATAGATACTGCTACACAACAACTTTAGTTTGTGAAGAGGGAGGGTATGGAGGTACTGGTTGGGTATTGTTGCCGGATATGCACAGTGCAATGTTGAATTACATAAAGCAGGAATATCCCTGTAAAGAGTGCAAACATTGCGTTGTAACAGGTAAAAACAGACTGGGGTATGTGGATGGTAGAGTCATTGGCTACTGTTATGCCAACTCTCAATATACAATATGTGATGATAGCGGTTGCCGTAATGGGCATTTTGAGAGAAAGGAGGTAAGTGATGATTGATATTTTTGAAGCAGTTAATAAATCATTTAAAGAATCTGATGATTACTACGGAGAGGGTGAAATTGTTAAAATATCAGTTTGCCCGAATATTGAAAATGCTCCCAATGTATACGAACGATTTAAAGGCTGTGTAAGGGCTGTTGTCGAATCTTCAACAGGTGAAACAGGCTGTTGCTATATCAAAAAAGAGGACAGTTTAAATCCTGTTGTTTGCTATGCGCATAGTTCTGCAAAATGGGTTGAATATGACGGGTATTTTGTTGCTGTAGATATTAATTCCAATTACAAAGAAAGTAAGCAGCAGGATATTATAGTAAAACGGTTGCCGGATGGTGGCTATGATGTGCATTATGGTGATAAACGTACTGGGTTACTTAGTTATGATGAGATGCTGGGGCTGGTATCCAGTATAGCAATGCCGGAACGTAGACCGTGTTTGCAATGGTTACACAGTGAGGAGTGGCACAAGAACTGGGAGCAACAGTACGAGCGTGATAAACAAAATAATAAGCTGGAGAGCTGGCAAAAACAACTGATAGTAAAAGCTGGTAGCCATGAGATTTGCCCTACGGAACAAAAGTAAACTAATTAAAGCCTTTGGAGAGCCTTTTTATTGTGAGTTGATAAAATGTCTAACCAATCATTTTAAATGCAATGCTGCAATAGAAAGATACCAAATAGAGGGGTTGGACTACCAAATAATAAACGTGCCAAGCGAGCAAGATACTGAAAAGATTTTCCAGTTTGTGATAACTGGGCAAATGTATGATGTATTGAAGCTGGCGTATTATAAAAAAGTAAACGTATGAAATCAAGATTAGCGCGAAAAATAGCAAAGATAGTATTTGCTTATCAAAATTGGGACAGTAATTATCAGCCGTATTCTGTACCACAACAACAAAAGATGGTATCAAAAATACCTTTTAGTGTGGATGCAAAAAGGGAGATACTGAAATATGGGGTTTTCTACAAAGTACCTACTAAATGCCGGAGATACAACTCAATGAAGATTATGCAACTTATGTGCCGTTATAATGTACATCCTAAAAACGTAAAAGAGTATTGTGCTTTTGTCCGTACCATGAAAGTTAAAGGTTATAATTTACTGTGAGTACGGATATGATAGGGAAAATAGCAATAATAGGTGCTACAGGCATAGGAGATACAGTACTTTACATTGTAAACGAGGATGAGATAGTAGAATTATCCAACGAAAAACAAACAGTTGAGTGTGGAGATTTAGCGATAGATGCACAAGAGTGTATTGAGGCGTTGGAAAAAGTTGCTGTAGCTCTATCACTTAGTATACAAGATGTAAAGGTAGCATTACAGCAGGCAACGTGTACAGCTCCGATTGCAAAGGAAGCACTGGATGAACTAAAGGATAGTATGATGTACTATGATGACTATGTAGCCACATGGAGGGATGAGTGTAAAGCTGAATGTAAAGAGGGATGGTTTTTTAAAAGCTCATTACACAACTACGATAAGAGACGGTGTTTTAAGCCCAAAACATACTGGAATAGGATACGTAGTAACCCCGAATAGCAAGGGGTAATGCCTACAGGATGTATGTAATGTATAATATCTAAATAAATAATACTATGGTGATTTTGGAGATAATAGGCTTTATCATTTTGGCAGTAATTGTATCTATAGTTCCTTTTGCTGTACACTTGTTAGCTTTGGCAATAATTGATGATGCCGTAAATGATGAACCCAAACAGGATGAGCTTAAAAGAGGTGCATTGTACTTCAATATAAAAGCGGATGCTCCGAGTATTGAGCAAATAAGGCAATTATGTACTGTAAAGCGCAATGGGAAGGATGTGCTAAATGTGCGTATGGTATGTGCGATGCTTGGTATAAAGAGGATTCCGAGAAAAGACAAGAAGAGTATTAAACGGTTAATTCGAATGTAATGGCACAGGAAAAAATAGGTAACGAGTGGATGCAGCAAGCTAAAGATTATGCCAAAGCAGAAAAGGAACTCAAAATTGATAAATGGGTAATTATAACCTATTACCGAATAAAAGAGAACGGAGAACATGAGGCAATATTTAAGTATGATTTACCCCGTGATATTTGGCAAAAATGGATATGGGTGATTAATTGGAGAGGTGCATTTTTAACCTGTAAATATCCACGTGGAGGTGTGTTTCATACCTTATATTTTTATGATAAGCATAGTGGTGAAAGCCTTGATATAACAGGTTGTTTGAATAGGCTTATATCCGCTAAGGCACAAGTGACAAAGGTGCAGAGAGCAATTACCAACTATGTTGCATGGAATCGGGAAAATAATATGTTTTTTGATGAGACTACCGATGAGCAACTGGTTTTTACCCGTAAGAAATTAGCTGTTAAAATAGCTAATGTGGAAGAGGCAGAGGAGCGTTTAAAATTAAAAGTTGAAAGGAGGCAAAATGAGCAGCGAAAACTTTAAAAGGCTAATACGTAGTTTGCGTACTGGAGAATATAAGAAAATGCCTGTTTATCAAATGATGGGCAAAAAAGTGCAGAATAAAGATAAAAGTAAGCATCATGGAAACAAAAAAGGATAAAATATTAGAGAAGTTGCGTAAGCTGATGAATTTAAAGGAATCGGCTACAGCATTGGGTAATGAGGGAGAGGCAAACGCAGCCGCAGCAGGGATAACACGTTTGTTGATGGAGTATAACCTTACTGCAAATGATATACCAGAGCAGGAGAAGTTAGAAAACCCGATTGTATCAGAGGAAATACCGTTTAAGACGGAAATAAGCGGTAGTTGGTATGGTGACCTCATATTAGTAGTTTGTGAGTATAACATGTGCCGTTGCCTTATTATCAGTAAATATAATAATGGGAGAAGAAAGCGCAGTGAGTTTGAGATAATAGGGCGAAAAAAGAACGTTGAGGTAGTATTGTATCTAATCTCCTTTTTATCTCACCAGTTCATAACTATTGGAAAACGTGATTATGCGGAGTATAAGCATGATTGTGTATGGAAATATGGCACATATCCCAAAAGCCTTGTGATGTATTTAAAATCATTTCTATATGGTTGTGTTGTAGGACTTACAAATAAGTTAGAGGAGGGCAAAAAAGTACTGGAAAAGGAAACTAATATTACAGCTCTTGTACGTACCACAAAAAGCGAAATAGATGATTTCCTTAAAGGTGAGAAAATAGGTAAAGCAAGGGAATCAAAGTCGGAAATAGATGCTTTATGCGCTATGAAAGGCATGGAGGTTGGTAAGAATATAGAAATCTGCAAAGGTATCCATGCGGATGCGGTGAGTGAAGATTTGAGATTACAATAATCAACGCTACAGGATATGCTACGCAAAGCAAAGTTTAAAGTGGATTTTAAAGCATGGCAGTATGGTGGCAAAATGGTGAAGATGTCCGAGGAACTAATGCTACCATATCGTACTGAAGAAACTAATATGCACAGCTCATCTACTGTATATCGTGCAGCAATGAATGAAATACAGAGAATACTTGAAACAGCAATAGAAATCAAACATATCTATTTGCTTACGGAATATGAGGAAGTTAACTAATAATTGTATAAGTATGAGTTGTAAAAAACCAAAGCCTTTAAGGAGGAGCATAAAAAACGAAAAGAGGATATTTAAACTTTTGTATCGCAAAGGGCTACTTGATGAGTTTATGGATTTAGGTATTCATTGGGCTGCATACAAGGAATTTAACCAAAGGAAATACTGGAAACGGTTGTACTATATTGAGCTTTATTTTTGGACTACTGATTACTGGGGTGAATCTGATGAGCACTCATTAATATGGAGAGTTATTGAGAACTATGTAATAGATGGTAAGCAGAACTTTGCCGATGATGATGATATTAATAATTATCTGCATAGATGGTGGCGGGAATATAATACTTTAAAAAAAATAATCGGGTATTTAAAATCTTTGCCTACCAAAAGGGGAGATAGTGGTATAAATAAGTTTCTAAAAATAGATTTAAATTGATACGTTATGAAATCAGAAAAGGCAAAAATATATATCATGGAACATGCTGAAAAAGATGGGGATACATGCCAGTATTACATACATGAATCGGAGGCGTTTGAGGCTGTAGGTATAGCAGAGGAAGAGATAAAGCAAAATGCTATTGAGGCATTTAGCAGTTTTGTGTTAAGCTATTGCAACGAATCTGGGAGAAAAGATATTGCGAAAGATTCGGAGCATTACATCAAAGTATTTGAGGAGCTGATTAACAAATAACTAAGTAGGAGGAGATTTTATATGGAATTAACAGACGAAAGCCTTATGCCTTTTGGTAAACATAAAGGCAAGGAAATGGCAAATGTTCCGGCATCATACCTATTATGGATTTATGATGAGTGGACGCTTCCAAATCCACGTTTTGGCTTTGTAAATCAAGAAGTGAAAGCGTACATAGAGGAGAATTTGGATGTACTGAAAAAAGAAGTAAAATCACAATAAAAAACAGGTATGAAACAAATGATAGCAATAATAATCACCTCTTGTCTGCTTATGGGATGCACAAGGGATACCATAAAAACAAATGATGAGGTTGTAGCTGAAAAAGAGGTAAAACTTCTTTTTGAATATGATGGAGTAAAAGTGTATCGGTTCTACGATTGTGAACGCTATGTTTATTTTACGAATACGAGTGGTAAAGTAGAGTACTCAAAAACGTATCGTAACGGGAAAATGGTAAGAACAGAAAAGGTGCAAACGCTGTGTAATTAACTAATCAATAAATAGAAAATATGAAGAAATTAAGTAGATGGATATACAGGTTCTTACCTGTGTATATTCCAAGCAAAAGAGCCTACAGCCCTAAACTACATCTTGCTATTTGGTGCTGTATTGATTGCAAAGAATCAAGTAAGTTATGGAAAGTGCTGAAAGGTACACGTATCACATTGAGAAAGAATAATAATCCTATTTGGGTGATAAAGAAAGGCGAGATATGAAAACGATAAAAGAGGTGAAAGAGGCTAAGAACGAGCTGGAGAAATCAATAGCGGTGCTCATAACCAAGTTTGAGCAAGAGAACAATGTTGAGGTATCTGATTTGAGAATGGAAAAGATAGGCATTTGTACTGGCGTATCATTAAATGCGGAGTGTATAACGATTAAAACAACAGTAGAGGTATGAAACTATTATTTTATGATTTAGAAACGACTGGTACAATGTACTGGCGTAATGGGATACACCAACTTAGCGGCATGATAGTAATCAATGGAGAAGTTAAGGAAACATTTGATTTCAAAGTGCAGCCAAACCCTAAAGCAGAGGTAACAGCAGAGGCGTTGGCTGTTGCTGGTGTAACGCAAGAGCAAATAAAAGCCTATCCCGCTATGTGGGGAGTTTACAAGCAATTCACTGATATGTTGGGTAAGTATGTAGATAAGTTCGATAAGCAGGATAAGTTTTTCCTATGTGGTTACAACATTACCCAATTTGATAACCAGTTTCTACGGGCATGGTTTGTTCAAAATAGCGACAATTATTTTGGTAGCTGGTTTTGGAGCAACAGTGTAGATGTTATGGTTTTGGCAACGCAGTACCTTTTGCCTGTACGCCCTGCAATGGAGAACTTTAAACTAATGACAGTGGCAAAGGAATTGGGCATAGTAATTGAGGAGGAAAAGCTGCATGATGCACAGTATGATAATTACCTCACATACGAGATTTACAAGGTTGTTACCGAACAAACGGAGTAGCAATAATCTCTCCCTACTAATTATTTTATATAGGGGGTAATTATTATATATATAATATATAATATAATTAATATAACAGTAAAGGATATGGGAAGTTTAAACAGAGTTGAATTGATAGGCAACATAGGTAGAGAACCCGAATTTAAAGATATGGACGATGGCAGTAAAAGCGCTAAGTTCAGTTTAGCGACAACAGAGCCAGCCTATACGCTTGCAAATGGTAAACAGATACCAGAGAAAACAGAATGGCATAACATTGTAGCTTATGGGGCTATGGCTAAAGTTGTAGAGAAATATTTGCACAAAGGGCATCAAGTGTATATTGATGGTAAGATGAGAACACGTAGTTATGATGATAGAGGTGGTGGTGCTAAAAGATATGTGGTAGAGGTTTGGTGCAATAATATCGTGCTATTAAATCAAAAGGCAGTAAGTAATGCACCTGTAGAAGAAAGTGCTCCAGTGCAGGATAACTATGCAACACAGCCACCAGTAGCACAACAACAACAAACACAGCAAGAGCAGGGAGGGTACAGCGATGATTTACCATTCTAAGAAAAAAGGCGGTTTTGATGCGATGATACGCAAAGCTCGTACAGCTTATAAATACTGCATTGGTATAGATACAGGGGTACATACAGGAGTGGCAGTTTGGAACAGAGAGGAGAGACGTTTTGAAATATTGGCAGAGATGAAAATACATAAAGCGATGTTCATTGTAAGCGAGTATGTAAAGGCTGCTGGTGATAAAGTGCTTGTACGTGTAGAGGATGCAAGGAAACGAAACAGGTTTGGCGAAAGGAGTGAGTTTAAGCTACAAGGTGCTGGCTCTGTAAAACGAGATAGTACAATATGGGAGGATTATTTGAAAGATTTGAAAATTGATTACAATATGGTTGCTCCGCAAAATAACCATACCAAGCTGGATAGTGAAACGTTTGCTAAACTTACAGGGTATAGTGGTAGAACAAACGAGCATAATAGAGATGCGGGTATGCTTGTTTTTGGTTTATAACAGGTTACTTTCATTTTTTAGGATTAAAAGCGTGAATTATAATCACGCTTTTTTTATTCCTTTGTGTTCAAACGCAAATTGTGCAAACGTTTTTGAACATGGAACAAAAAAAAATCCCGTTGCGTGATGTCGTGCTAAATGAGCATAACCCACGCCAAATAACAGATGAGAAGTTTAATAAACTGGTAGAGAGTATACTTGTGTTTCACAAGATGCTGGAGCTACGCCCTGTAGTGTTGGATGATAACAGCATTGCGTTGGGTGGTAATATGCGTACCCGTGCTCTTAACTGGATAGCAAAGGCTACCGAGAAGCAGATTATAGAATGCTTGCAGAGGCAGTTAAAGTTTAAACAGAAAACGGAGTATGAGCAACAGGCTATCATTGCCTACTGGATGGAGTGGAAGAAAAAGCCAGTAGTTGATGTGTGCTATGCTTCCGACTTATCAGAGGATGAGCGCAAGGAGTTTGTGATAAAGGATAACATTGGCTTTGGAGATTGGGATAGCGATATATTGGCTAATGAGTGGGATGCAGAGCTTTTAGATGATTGGGGGCTTGATGTGTGGCAGGAAGATGATGAGGATTCGGGGGCTGGTGATGGTGGTAACAACAATGGCAGTTTACAGGATAAATTTGTAGTGCCCCCATTCTCCATACTTGACACACGGCAAGGATACTGGAAAGCTCGTAAAAAGACGTGGCGTGAGATGATAGGTGACGTAGGGGAGAGTAGAGAGAATACGCTGGATAGTGAGACAGGTATAATGAGTAGCCTAAACAATGGTGTTAGTATACTTGACCCTGTAATGGCAGAGGTGGTTTGCAAGTGGTTTGGTATAGAGGATGGTAAAGCCTTTGATTGTTTTGCAGGTGATACCGTCTTTGGATATGTAGCAGCATCTTTGGGTATGAGTTTTACAGGCATTGAATTGAGAGAGGAGCAAGCTGCATTAAACAATGAGCGTGTACAAGGATTGGATGCACATTATGTTTGTGATGATGGGCAAAACGTACTCAACCACATAGCTAAGGATACACAAGACTTATTGTTTAGTTGCCCACCTTACTATGATTTAGAGGTTTATAGTGATAAGCCTAACGATGCGAGCAACCAATCAACATACGAGGGCTTTATACAGATTTTGGAAAACGCCTTTACTGGAGCTATCCAGTGCCTAAAGCAAAATAGGTTTGCTATTATAGTTGTTGGTGATATACGAAGTAAAGAGGGGTGTTACTATGACTTTACAGGGGACATTAAACGGATTTTTAAGAATAACAATATGCCCTTGTATAACGAGTGCATAATAATTGAGCCTTTGGGTACATTGCCTCAAAGGGTACAACGCTACATGCGAAATAGAAAGGTTGGTAAATGCCATCAAAACGTACTTGTGTTCTACAAGGGTGATGTAAAAGAGATTCCTAACAATTTTAAAGAAATAGAATATGCAAGCGAAGATGTGGAACAATTCAGCATGGATAGCGGAAACGAATCCGAGCAAGATTAAGGCAATGTTTGATGCTATATTGCATGAGTGCGGTTTTACAATATTGGAGTGTACGGAACATTATTTTAGCCCACAAGGGTATACTGCACTATATCTACTATCAGAAAGCCATTTTGCTATACATACATTTCCCGAATTTGGTAAATCATACATAGAGCTTTCAAGTTGCAACATGGAGTATTACTTGCATTATTTAGAACTAACTAAACGCATGTAGGATATGGATATACAAGAGTTGAACAACAGGCAGCAGCAGAAAGGCAGACAGAAGAGGCAGGCACGGTTAGAAATTGTATCTGAATTGTATAAGCGTGGGATGAGCGTTAGAAAGATTGCCAAAGAGGTACAGGTTAGGTTACAACTTGATAGGACACCGAGTACTCAAACAATCTTTGCTGATATACAACTACTACTGGCAGAGTGGAGAGAGTACCGGATAACCAATACGGATGAGCTGGTACAACTGGAATTAGAGCGAATAGATGATGCTATTGTAGAGCTATGGGATGCGTGGAATAAAAGCAAGGAAGATTATGAGCAAACGCAAGCCAAACAGAAAGGAGCACCAACAGTAGGTAAGGATGGGAAAAAGAAAAGCAACATCTATCAAACAGAGCAACAAAGAAAGGAGATACGTAAGTACGGTGATGTTAGCTACATCTCCGAGATACGCCAACAGTTACAGGAGAGGCGCAAGTTGCTGGGATTGTATGCAGCCGAGAAAAAAGAGCTAACAGGTGCTAATGGAATGGCTCTCAATCCACCTGCAACTAACAGCGTAAAGGTAGAGGATTTGAGTGAGGAAGAATTAGAGGTACTATACAGGATTGCAGCCAAACGTGATAAAAAACAAGAGTAACATATTGGTTGATGATAGTGTACTTGATAAAGTGCAGGCTATAATGTGTAAGAAGCGTTTTTACAATTTTGTAGAAACGTTTTGGAGCGTTATTATACCCGAAGAACCTGTGTTTAATTGGCATATACAGTATCTATGTGATGAACTGCAAGAGCTGGCGTATTACATAGTAAACCGATTGCCCAAACCTTATGATTTAATAATAAACATTCCGCCTGGCACAACAAAGAGTACTATTGCTACAATCATGTTTCCTGCATGGCTTTGGACGCAAGATGCAAGGCTACGCATTATCAGTAGCTCCTACTCATCTGACGTATCATTAGACCAATCTCAAAAGAGTAAGGATATTATAACCAGTGAGAAATATCAAAAGCTATTTCCTGATGTGCGTATACGTAGAGATAAGTCGGGTAAAGGCTTTTATGGTAATACGGCTGGAGGGGATAGGTATGTTACATCCACTGGTTCTGCTGTTACTGGTAAACATGCACACGTGATAATCAATGATGACCCACAGAACCCAAAGCAGGCGGAGAGTGAGCCATTACGTTTGCAAGCAACGGACTTTACTAAAACTCTATCAACTCGTAAGGTAAATAAGAAAAACACGCCTACAATTACGATTATGCAGCGTTTGCATGAGGATGATGTTACAGGCTATTTGCTTAAAAAGAAAGGTGATAAGATAAAGCACATTTGCCTACCAGCAGAGGTTAGTGATAACGTTAAGCCTAAAGAACTAAAGGAAAAGTATATTAATGGCTTACTTGACCCTGTACGGCTTGATAATGAGGTACTGGAAGAGGCACGGATAGATTTAGGTAGTAGAGGTTATGCCGGACAATATGAGCAAACCCCAGCAAGCGAGGCAGGCAACATTGTGCAAAAGGAATGGTTTGGGCACATCTCATTATCGGAGTTTATGGCTATACGTGGCAATGCTCCGATACATTTCTTTTTGGATACCGCCTATGATGAGAAGAAAAAGAAAACGGATAATGACCCCAGTGGTATACTGGCAGCATGTAAGATAGGCAACCAGTTATATATCTATCATGCGCAAAAGGTGTGGAAAAAATTCCCAGACCTTATACGTTTTTTGCCTGAATACTGTAGCGCATGGGGCTTTAATAAAAAAACAAGCACATTGCGTATTGAGCCAAAGGCAAACGGAAAGAGCGTAGTGCATCAACTTAGAGATAGTACGGATTTGAATGTAACAGAAACCCCGACACCTACAGATGATAAAGCAATGCGGCTGAATACATGCAGCCCAAAAATCGAATGTGGGCGTGTGGTGCTTGTAGAGGGGGCATGGAATGAGGATTTTATAGAGGAGGTTTGCAAGTTCCCAACAATGACGCATGATGAGTATGTAGATATACTCTATTATGCTGTTGAGTACTTCCTTTTGAAAGACAAAACCATACCGAAGGGCATGAGTAAGGCATCATTTGCGGGTATATTATAATAACTAAAAAAGATTACTAACATGGGATTAATAGACTTATTTTTGAGTAGATTGAGGGCAACCATAGGTTACGAACAATCCTTTGATGACAAAGTGCAGGCAGGAGATATTAGCGGGGCACTGGGCATGATGAGTACCGACAGGGAGCAAGTTGCTAAAGCTATCAAGGAGTATAATATAGCTTTCCACGAAATCATGCAGAGGCAGGATAAACCTATTTTTGATGAAGAGGGGCATTTCAAAGGCTGGGTAAAGAGATGGCGTTTACCGTTGAACTATCCAAAGTATATCAATGAGATTGCACTTGTTTTTATCTATGGCAGACCTGTACAGTGGTTGGAGCGCACAAAGGATACAGCTAATGCTTTTGCTGCTTTCAATCAGTTTATTGAGAACACGCATTTTAATAGCAAAATTAGACAGGCTAAACGGTTGGCTGGTGCTGAAACAAAGAGTGCGTTGCTATTCCACACATACCGTAATAAGGATGGTAAAGCGGATTGCTTGATAAAGGTGTTGGCTAAATCACTGGGAGATGATTTATATTATATCAAAGACCAATACGACAGGTTGATATATTTTGCTCGTGGGTATTATCTAAAAGAGTATGGAGGGGAGAGTAGCTATCATGTGGATATATTTGCAGATGATTTTATTTACCGTTGCAAGCGTGCTAATATAGGTTGGAAAGTTGAAAAGGAACGCAACTTTATTGGCAAAAAGCCTGTAATCCTGTTTGAGCAAGAAACCGAATTTGATGGGGCTATGCCTTTGATGAATAGACAAGAGTACATGAAGAGCCGGACAGCAGATGTTAATGATTATATGGCTGACCCTGCACTTGTGGCTACTGCTGATGTAGTACAAGGTATGCCCGATAAGGATACGGAAAATAAACTGTATGTGTTGAGTGAGAAAGGTACAATGAGCTATTTAGTACCAGATACAGCCAATGAGCTTAAAGAGCAAGAAATGAGTGATAACGAAAAGCACATTTTCCGTGAAACCTTTACTCCCAATATTGATTTTGAAACGATGTCTAAGCTAACCAATGTATCTGCTAAGGCTTTAAAGCAGATGATGGTGTTAGCTGATATAAAGGCACAGATGAGAAAGGAAACACACGATGAGTATTTAAAGCGTACTGCTAATTTAATCATAGCTATTATTGGCAATGTGCTTGATGTAACGCTCAAAGCGGAGTGCGACCGGATGAAAATAGCCCATGAGTTCCAAGAACCATTTGGGGAGGATATAACGGAGGCTATTAGCAACATGGTAAAAGAGCGTAATGCTGGTGGTATGTCACAGGAAACATTTATTGAGATGAACCCACTCATCCGAGATAAGGCACAGGAGAAAGAGCGCATTGCAGAGGAGGAGCGTATAGCAGAGGAAAAAGAAGCCGAGCGCATGAAAAGGGACTTCTTTGAACCTACAGAGTGATGGCTAAAAAGGAGGAGATAAAGTATGTAGATTGTCGGGATTGCGCCTATAGTAGCAATCCTCACAACTACATGGTATTTTGCTCAAAGCTGGGTTACTGTAGAGCTTTTGGCAAAAGAAAATGTATCCTATATGCAAAAAAATAAACCTCTTTGGAGGCAATGCCCTATTTATTTAAAAACGAAAGTATGAAAGTAAAAATAGACACAAAGGACTTATACGCAAAACTCAATAAGCGTACAGAGGGTTATGCTGTTGCAGTACGTGGCATACTCAATAAGCGCATTGGCGAGATTGTAGCCATGTGTGAGGGGCTGGAAATAGAGGCGGATAAGGTTTTTAAATTTGCCGATTATGAAGATATTAACCCACAGGTAGGCAAGAAGCTAAGGGAGCTGTATAGTGAGTTGTACCAATCTGTAAGGGGCAATATTGCACAGGAATGGAAGTATGCCAACACGTGGAATGATGAATTCGTAAAACGCATGTTTGGCAGAAAGTGCATTGAGGATAACCGATACGCCAAATACTTTGCCCACAACAAAGATGCAATGAATGCTTTCTTTGCACGAAAACAGGATGGGTTAGATTTATCACAACGCATTTGGAAATACATTGGGCAGGCAAAGGAAGAGCTGGAGCTTGCACTTGATTTAGGATTAGGCGAGGGGCTTAGTGCTGATGAGTTAAGCCGTGCAGTACGTGAATACCTGCATGAGCCTCACAAACTGTTTAGGAGGGTACGAAACAAGCATGGCAATTTAGTGCTTAGTAATGCTGCAAAAGCATATCATCCGGGTAAAGGAGTATACAGGAGTAGCTACAGAAATACGGAGAGGTTGACACGGACAGAAACCAATATGGCGTATAGAACGGCTGACATAACAAGATGGCGGCAAATGGATTTCATTATAGGCTATGAGGTTAAGTTAAGTAAGAATCATCCTGTAAATGATATTTGTGATGAGCTGGCAGGTAAATACCCTAAAACATTTGTGTTTAAGGGATGGCATCCTAACTGTAGGTGCTATATCGTACCAATACTTTGCACAGAGGAAGAGCTGGAGCAATTAACAGAAATGATACTACGAGGGGAGAACACACAGGGCTTTACTCCTGCTGGTATTGTAGGTGATGTGCCGGATGAGTTCAAAGATTGGATAGCCAACAATACGGAACGCATAGAGGCTGCAAGCTCCTTGCCATACTTTATAAAGGATAACTACAAAGATGGGAATATAGCAAAGGGCTTTGCATGGATAGAGCAAGATAAGAATGTTGCAGGATTGGGTAACTTTAGCAAGCTGTTAGCAAAACAGGAGATAGATGTAGACAAGTTTACCAATATGCAGACGTTTACCAGTACCGATTTTAAAGAGTGTAGTAACTATGTACATGGTGATAAAGATTACAAACTCTGTAACGATGTACCCAATACAGGTGTGCAGTTTGAAACCGTGGGTAAACTATCCGATAAAAACACTTTGGCTGACCTGTTGCAAGATGCTACGTTTGGAGAGGATAACGTGCTGAAGTATTTTACAGATGAGCAACTGGCAGAGCTAAACAAAGTTGCAACAATGGCTAAATTTACCAGTAAGGCAGATGCTAAGTTTATGTTTGCGCTTGATAAGGATGCTGTAGACTTTGCAATACAAGGCGACACAGCGCAGTTTGTTGGTAGCAAGTACATCCGAACGAATTACGGAGATACATGCAAGTATGCAATTAAAAACGGTATCCTGTCGGATGAAAAAGGTGCAATGTGTGTAGTAAATCTGCCAAAGGGTAGCCGTTACTTGCAAACGCTGGCAAATGATGAGCAAATAGCTATGCTGTTGCCAAACTCCAAGTTTAAAGTATTGAGCACCGAAACAAAAACGATAGTACAGGCAGGTAAGGCAAGAGAGATTGTGCAATATAATATGGAGCTGGTAGATGATGGCTCTGATTATGTAAAGAGCCTAACAGATGTAAAGGCGCAGGTTAAAAGTGAGGTTGTAGCCTACAATAAAGCAAAAAAGGCTGCAAATAATGTACTAAAGGTTGCAGAGGCGTGGGATGGTGTGGCAGGTGTTGATATTAGCAGCTTAAAGGATTTGTTGGATGCTTACCCGACAGAGGATTTAATCAAAGAAACTAAGGCACTGGCAAAAGCTGTATCTAAAGCTAAAAAGGAGGCGTTAAAGATATACGAAGCACAGCCTACAATGTGGGGGCTAACAAAAGAGTTTGGCGAGGATGCAGCTAACGCATTTATGACGAACTGGCAAAAGCACATGGCTAAAAAGGTTATCTATGATACTGATGAGCTTTTTCTTGAAAAGGTGCTCAAAAAGGAGTTGTACTATGCTAATCAGAATCCAAACAAATATGTAACCACCCCTAAGCTAATACACTATCTTGAAAAGGAGATTGCCAATTATGAGTATAAGATAACGAAGAACCAGCTCATAACAGAGGTACAGCACTCTTTGGATTATGCAGCAACCAGCAAAAGCGCAAAGCTAAAAAATATGGTTGCAGAGCTGCAAAATATGCTGGGTGGTAATATCGGCAATGATGAACTACAGGTTAAAGTTAATGCCATAAATAAAGAGGTTGGTAGACTGGAGGCTGAAAAAGCCAAGTTGTTAGCCAAAAAAATGAAAGATGCGCAAAGCGAATTGTTGGCAGGGCTGGATGAGAGTGCATATACAGCAGAACGTAAAGCCAATGCGCTTAGTTTTACCAGTGCAGAGGAGGCAGATAATTACTATAGAGGCGTAGCAGGTAAAGCATGGAAAGCTGCAACAGAAGATGGCAGAAAAGGTTTGTATGAGTATACTGCTGGTAGCGGTAGCATGAACTGGGGATTGAGAGGGTATGATAGAAAAGGTTGGGGATTAGTAGACCCTAATCAATGGAAGAAACTGCAAGAAAATGAAATTATGCCTTTCTTGTCAAAGCAAACAGGCTCGTATACCGGTAAGCGATTGGATACGCTCATTAAGGCGGCAGAGGAAGCTATCAGTATGAGCACATACGATAAAGATATATGGCTGGTGCGTGGTGGCTCATACATGGAGCTTGACGGGATATTGGGGTTAAAGTTTGGCACAATAGAGAATCTGGTATATGCAGGTAAAGATAGTGAGCTGCTTAGTTATGTCGGAAAAGTAGGGTTGGAGAGAGGTTTTACCTCTACTGGTGGCATGGGTGGTACTGGATTCGGTGGTAGCGTTAAGTTTAAAGTGTATGCACCCAAAGGTACACAGATGATTTATGCTGAGCCGTTTAGTCATTATGGAGCTGGTAGCAAATTGAAATGGAACGGTGTAACTAAACAAGGTTATTTTGGTTACGAGTTTGAGATGTTGATAAACACGAACTACTACAAGCGTATAAGCTCAATAAAGAGGGTTGGTAGTACGTTAGAGGTAGAGGTGGAGATACTAAACAGAGCTAAGAATATAAACAGAGGGGGTTAATTAGCCCCCTCTTTATATTGTTGTTTATAGTAATCAGGTGAACCGCCCCACTTATCGGGTAAAAGCTCATAGAAAAGATACTGCTTAAACTCATCAAAAGCCTTTGCTGGCTCTTTGCTGTTGCAAAGGTTACATACCCACCTGTAAATGAAATCTTGCTCATACAGCCAAAAATAAGAGGCTGGAGTGTTGGCTTTATATGGGCTGCTATTCTCCCAATGATAATATTTTAGCAGTGGGGCTATATCTTTATAGTATACTTTACCCGCTTCCTGCATTGATATATTGTATTTTTGAGGGATGGTATGCAATGCCTCTTGCATGTGATTGTATAAATCTACTCTGATACCATCCTCTGTATATGGCATGTTGTTGTAACCGTGCGTCCATTTATTGTAGTATTGGTACTCACATTGCCACAAAGCGTTTTCTACCGTACCTGTTGGATACGGATTCTTTGCTTCTCCCTTAAAATAGCGATACTCCTTGTAATCTATTGCTGCCATAACTAATAGTATTTGGCGCAAAGATAGTCAATAAAGCTATTTCCACTAAATGCGGTTGGTTTAACTTTTGTAATTAGGCTTTTGTTTGGCTTTCTTTATCAGCTCTTGTACTTTTTCGCGCCTGTTTTTATATTCATCACTTTTAGGGAAGACTTTACATGCTATTTTGATTACACGCAATTCATTTTCTAAATCTCCTTGCTTTCTGTATAAAATCATAAGTCTTTTGTAGGAGTGCGTAGCTGGATATTTTATTTCTATATTTTGCTCATAGACTTTAATAGCGCCAGCTATATCATTATTTTTCTCGTATTGTATGCCAATATTATTTAGTTCCGCACACTTGTTTAGCCTGTATGTATCATCTTTATACTTCTGTAGTTTAATAGGCAATTCCACGTATTGTTTACGGAGTATAGGCACGCTCTTTTCGCCTTTTAAAATAGCATTTAGTATCTTGTTTATGATGGATTGGTTTACAATGGGTTTATAGGTTTCTAATTCGGTTATGGGGACGAAAACATACCCTTTGGCGAGCATATTGTTTATGTAATTCGTTCGTTCTATTTGTTTTTGTAGCTCTGATTTAGCCATGCTAAAGTAGGTCTTTTGCTGTTACATTGGTTTTGTTTCCTGAAAATGATATTGTTTCGGACATGATTAGCTTTCCTCTTGCATCTTTTGCATAGATATAAAAATAAGGCTCATCTGTATCAACTGTGCATGATTCTCCTATATCAACAGTACCAACATCTTTATACCCGTTTAAATCTCCATCGGAACTACTTCTAAACCAAACCTGTGCTTTATACCAAGTTTTCCCCGAAAGGTTTGTGATAGTCTTACTGTTGCTATCATCTTTGGAACAACCGCTAAATAACACAGCTATTAAAAGAATAGCCGATAATATACATGTTCTAATCATATTTCAATCATTTACGTTAATTTAATTAGTTTTTATGTGCAAAGATATTAAATATATGGAATTAGCGAATAAAAAAAGGCATGTTATTTGACACATGCCTTTAATGTAAATGGTTGGAGTATATTATCTATTGTATTTATCAGTAAATTGCTTAACGATTGTTTTAAGCTCACTGGGTACGGTACTAAATGCAGCCTCCATTATATCAACTGGAATACTATATGTGTGGTCTGCCTCTGCTATACTGCCTGTGATACAACCTAATGTGTCGCTATCACCACCGAGCGATACAGCCAAACGTATTGCGTCCTCAAAGCTGGTGCTCTCTAAATAGCATACAATGGCTGGCGGTACTGTGCCTTGACAACTCTCATCGAATTTGTAGCTCTCTTTTATGTCGGCTATTTTAAAGCTCAAATTATAATTGAATTTACTTTCAATATACTTCTTTATCCATTGCTTTGTTTCTCCTTGTCGTGCAAGATAAATAGCTGTAGCCGTTGCCTGTGCTCCCTTTATTCCCTCTTCGTGGTTATGGGTACACTCTGCACTAAGTTTTGCCTGCAATAGCACTTGCTCCAATCCGCTAAATGCCCAGCCAATAGGACTAACACGCATTGCAGCTCCATTGCCCCAACTGTTATAGGGTTGTGGGTTGCTGCTATGTAACCATGCAGAGAAAGAGCCGCCATACGCTCCTTTAGGTTGCGGGTATCTGTTACCCCAGTATCTCATGCGCTCTGCATACGGTTTACTCTGTAAAATGGCATCTGCAACAGCTATGCTCATTATACTATCGTCCGTAATCTCGCTTTGGGAGGTAATCATCTCAAAGCTGTAATTTTTGGTATTGCGGAACTCGTAGGCACTGCCTACGTAGTCCCCGATTATTGCGCCTGTCATGGCTTTATTGTTACCTTATATGGTTTGCCTCCTTTTGAGGGATGGGCTATGCCAGTTATGATTAATTCTTTGTTGTTGGAATCATATTGATATGTGCAGAAATTAGCAATGAAACCTGTATGAACTATGTTTAAATTAATAATACTGGTTGGGATTACCTCAATATCTCCATAATGGTAGGTATCAGTCTTTATTTGTACTTTTGTAGTATCCGAAATGTTAGCTGGTTGATACTCTACTGTGGCATTAAATTCAACTAAAGCCTTAGTTGTGTTTATACCATATTCATTCAGTAAGTCGTTTACTGCTTGTACGTTTTCCAGTTTTCCCATGATAAAATCTCCTATTTTTTTAATTAATACTATATTAAATTTTCTGTTCTCCTGTTTTTACCTCTGTTAGTGCTTGCTCTAAGCATCTCATCCTGTGATATTACACACGTGGGTGTGCGGTATGGTTTTTTGCTTAAATTCACTTTACACTGTAATGTGGTACGTGAGATACCCACTACCGATGCTGGCAAATGCTGGTAGATGGCAGCTTTGCTACCAAATATCCAGCGTTTTTTATCTTTATACGGCTCGTTAAGCTCCACTATGATTACTTTGCTACCTGTGCTCATTACTTTCTTGTTATTAAGTTATTTACCTTCACGTGTATAAACGATACGCTCGATGGCAAATCAAGTAAGATTGTGCATTCTCCTATTTCTGATAATGCGTAACCCCTGTTGTTTGGCAATGCTATGATTACTCCGAGAAATGATAGGTGTTCATTACTTGGAATGGGTTCCATATATCCTACCACGATACCCGTTTCTCCGTTTATTCCTAAGAAGGATTGGAACTTTACTTCCTGTCCGAGCATTGATATTGCAAATTGCTTTAGGTTCATATCTTTTTTTATTTGAGTGGTACATTTACTAACGTCTTTTGGTCGCACTCTCCATGTAAATAATCTACGGCTAACCATGCAATAAAACGTCCTTGCTCCGTTTTGCAGTGTTGGGGTATCTCATCTATACTTTCCACTTTATTGCAAAGGATATGTAGTACTTCTTTGTACCCCTCCTTTACTGGTGCATTTACAAACTTGTTAATAGGCTTTTCCTGTAAACGCTCGTTTACTTTGCCTATTGTTTCCTGTATCTCTTGCTCTGTTCTAACTATCATAATTTTATGTTTTATGCGAAAATAAGTATTATATATTAAATAAAAGAATAAAATACGCCTTTTTTAGATGTAGGATTGCTCTTTTTTGTAGCGTGACTGTAATACACGCTTGTACGTGGCTCTGTTTACCGTTTAAACTGTTGCACAATTTTCTCAATTTCGGCATCTGTTATGCCAGCCTCTTTACATGAGATGCGTGTTGAAAGAGTGATTGTGCCAAACTCTTTAAGTTCTTCTTTGCAAAACCAAATAAGGTTTTCAATCCGTTGTTTATCTGTTGTTCCCATTGCTGTTATGATTGATGGTAATTTATGCTCTACCTTGTTTGCAATCTCGTAGTTTACCTCATGCAGCTTTTGATAAGCGGAATTGTATGCTTTCATTATATGGCACTCATTCATATTACATGCAAGGCATCCACGCTGCTTTTTACTTTCTTGGCATTTACGTATATTGGAGCATATTGTATCTAATTGCCTTTCTATCTCTTTTTTTCTTTTGTAGAGAGCTAACAGCTCACTTAAATACTCTGCATTAGCCATGTTGCACCTCCTTTACTTTTAAATCGTAGGCATCTATGCTGATAGCATATTGCTTTGCAAAATCGTAATGTACACGTACCTTTGTTTGCATCTCTCTTTTAAAACAGGCTTTATCTCCTTGCTCATCCATAACTATTACATTGTAGCCCTGTTGTAATCGGTTTACCATCTCAATAAATGCTGTGAGTAAATCTAAGCCCACATAAGCACCAACCCGCTTATTGGTAAGTTTATCAAAGTGATAAACATAAAAGGTTGATTTATATGTTTTGGTAAACTCCTGTGTTGCTTTTAATGTTGCCATTACTTTTTGTATTGTGGTAGCCCGAAGGCTACCGATTAAACTTAGAACTTCTCAATTTTGAGATTATCATTGATAATAAATCTACGACCGCACTCGCAAATAATATGGGTTTCTGTAATTCTTTTGATTACCCTTACTACATCTTCATGTATTATACATGGTGTACCATCTGCATAGTGACCGTTAGCTAAATCACCTGACACTCTGTATCTCAAACCAACTTCTATCTCTTTTGTATTCATAATCTTTTATATTGCGCAGGGCTTTCGCCCTGCTGATTAAACTTAATAAATTATACCTGTTGAGCCGTAAACACCACCATTGTACCAACGAGATAGTTTACCATAGTAACCGTATTTCTTGTAATTAGCAGTATCGGCTTTAAATTGCTTCATAGCTTCTACTTTATTGCTTGCCTCGTAGTGAACACCTGTATCTCTGCCATTACAATCATACACTACGTAAGTGTTACTCTGTTTCTTTGATTCTGTTGCTTTCATAATCTCGTGTATTAAGCAGGGGCTTTTCCCTATCGGTTAATAATTTGCTATTTTCTGTTTGGTGTTTGTTACAAAGGTTCTGTTTGAGCCTTTGAGATTGATTGCACCTAAGTTTTCCCAATCTCCATTAGCCCATGTTTTTGTGATGCAAGAGCCTTTGTATTTTTCGAGATTGGCTTTGATGAGTTTCTTTGCCGGAGCAAGTGAGTAGAATGTAAATGTATCACTCCATTTCTCACACTCAACATCAAATTCCCACTTTCTAAGTTCCCTGTTGAATTTATCACCAATATACTTGTGACAAACTGGCTCACTGAAATAAACTGTGTACTGCTTCATAATTGTAGTATTTAAAAAATAATCTTTGCAAATTCAATGTGGCTAAGTTTGTTTAGCAAACCATCAAAGGATTTAAACTCTCTTTTAATACGCCCAAATGTGTATGAGTATATTTCTTCACCTTGTTTATACTCCATGCTAATTATGTACTTATATCCATCTTCTCGTATAGCTGTAACAGGATAACCCTCCGTAATGTTATCTAACACCTTTAGTGTATTTAAAACTTGTGCCATAATCTTATATTTTTAAATTGTTTTATTTTAAGTGTGAATTATAGTCACGCTTTGTATGCCACGAAAATAGTACGACTTACTAAATAAACAATACTTTAAATGGAAAAAGTATTGACATTTAACTTTATTTTATTCTTTTGTGGATGAATTGGAATATTTTAAATATGAACTACTTACAAAAATTAGGCGTGAAATATAGTCACGCATACTTATTTGATGTCTACATTTGAAGCAAATAAACACTTAAAACGTATGGTAAATCAGAAATTATTGCAAGTATTGATAGGCAAATGCAAAGACATGGGCTTATCAGAGGAATCTATTCAAGCAATCGCTGGCATAGCAAGCGAGGGTTTAATAGATGGCTCAACAGATGAGGAAATTGAAGCACGTGCAAATCTATTTTTGCCCGCATGTAAAACGATGCAAGGCGAGGCTACAAGATGGGCACAAAAAGCAAAAGGAACTCAAACTCCCCCACAAACCCCACCAGAAACGAAACCGAATGAGGACGGACTGGAAGAAAAGATTTTGGCTAAACTGGAGGAAAAATACGGTGGTGTAATCAAAACACAGGGTGATACAATTACCAAGTTGCAACAGCAGCTAAATGATAGCCAACGTAACAGCACAATTTCTGCGGAAATGAAAAAACTTGGTTTAACCACCGAAGACATGGAATTTATCACCGTGCCCTCTGATGCTAACATTCCAGAGTTTTTAGGTAAGGTTAAACAGAGTTTTATCAACCGAGGCTTGAAGCCTGCCGATACGAGTGTAACAAAAGAAGCACAGAATACAGCTAACAATGAGATGGCTAAAACTATGCTTCAAGAGTATTCTGTTAAAAACGATTAGTGATGAAACGTGAATTTTCAAGCTACGGAGGCGACCGCCCCGTTTTCACCCTACCGCCTGTACAGGTGTTGGGTGGTTTTACGCTTAACCCTGCACAGACTAATTTGCCTGTAGGTGCTGTAATCCCAGTTGGTACACTTGCCAATGTTGATGAGAGCACACGCTATGCAATTATCATAAAGAGTGCAAGGGTTGTGGCTATTACTGCTGGTAATACGAAGCAAATCACTTTGGAGGCTGACGAATATAGCAAAATGCCTTTTGCAGTAGGCGACTACGTGTGCAAGGATTTGAGTGCTACACTTGCCAATACTCCTACGATTTCTGCCGTTACCATGACTAAGGATGGTATGCAGTTAACCCTTAGCAAAGCTATTACTGGTTTGGCAGTTGGTGATGCTATCTTTGAGGTTATTGCAGACGACACTAATGTAAAGCTCCGAGCTGTACCAAACTCTATTACCATTGCTGATGCAGAGGTTAAAGAGGATGGTGATACAGGTATTGATGTTACCCGTAACACAGCCAACGGTGAGGCTTATGCACGAAGATTACCACCTGTACCTACAACATTGCTTGATGGCAATATGCTTAAAGGTACTAAAGTGGCTTATACTAACTCTAAGTAAGGAGGTTAAAGAATGGATTCAATTTTTAGTAAAATCAATTTGCCGGGTGTACCTGTAGATTTACTGGCTACGTTACGCATCTTTTTTGAGATGGGTACAAAAGAAAATAAAACTCTTTTTGAGCAGACATACGTAGACCGTTGGTGCACTTACAATCTCCCCCAAATGGATTTAACCTGTGAGGCAATTATGGCAAGTTATAAGGTACGCTTTATGGCTTCTTTGATTGGTAACGATTCGGGAACCCCGTTGCGTCCCTCTGATGGTTTTAAAACATTTAAGGATGAGATTCCACGTATGGGACACAGATTCCCTATGTCTGCTAAGAAGCTACGCAAAATGCTCTCTATACTGGAGAACAGCCGTTACACAGACCAGCAAAAGTTTAATGAGGTATATAAAATGCTCATGGGAGATACCCAAGAGGCATATATGGGCTGTAAAGATACAGCAGACCACATTGTACTGCAAGCTCTTTCGAACGGTGGTGTAGCAGAGTTTTCACCTACGCTCAACAATCCGGACGGACGTAAATATAAGGTAGATTACCTTATGCCGAAAGAGAATAAGCGTAAAGCTACAAAGAACTGGGTTGATGAAAACAAAAACACTATCAATCCTTTTGAAGAGCTGCAAGCAATCAAGCTGGATTATGAAAATTCGGGTATCAAATTTGGTGAAATGTGTGTTGCTCCTGCTTTGTACTCATGGATTATCAATTGCCCTGCTGTACGTAGAGCTATCAAAGGTACGGATAAGAGCGGACAGGTGGTAACTCCTGTAGAACTAAACAATATGCTCGACCAGTTTGAGTTGCCACCTATCTCTAAGATAGTAAAACGTAACTCTATTGCAGAGGATGGTGTACGCAAATCCACGTTAGTAAATCCTTGGAATGACAATATGATTGTGCTTAAACCTGCTGGTTATATCGGTGAGGTGCAGCCTGCATTTGAGGATAACGCAATCATAGAAGAGCCTAATGTAGAGTACATTGATGCTGGTAACGGTATGCGTGTAGCTAAGTGGCAGGTAGGAGAATCTACAGGACAGCAGGCAGGTGAGTATACACAGGCTTCTTGGCGTGCGCTGCCTATCCTTACAGGTATTGCAGGAGTGGTAAACTATCAAGTACGAGGTATTGAGTAAGAGAGGAGGTTAGGGTATGACAAATTTAGAGGCTATCCGCTGTGAGGTTAAACCTTATGAGGCAGATGAGTTAGACTGTGAGAAAGCCCTGTTAGGGGCATGTAAACGTAATTGTGTAGAAGCTGCTAATATCACAGATAACTACAGTGCGGAAAATGAGAGGATAATAGCCCTTGCTGCTGTATTGGTACTGTATAAGTACTTAACACTAAGTAGCGAAGATGAGGGCGAATTTTCACAGTCCTATAATGATAAGCTGGAGCAACGCATTAAAGTACTGTGTAAGGCGAATGGCATTGATGCCTCTGAATTTGTTAGCTCATCCTCTATTATCACAATTTCGGACGGTTCAAAGTTCTTTTGAGTATGGGCAAATACGATAACATATTACAGTTGCATGATACTACAGAACTAAAGCGCAATGAGGTTGGTGATTTGCTTGCTGATGCAGGCGATAACTGGCAAACTCTTGGTGCTTGTAGGGAAGAACCTGCTGGAGCTGGTGCTACTGTAAATGTGGAGGGTGGTAAAACCCTTTCGTATAGTTCTGATATATTTTGCCCTGTAACATGCTCTGATGTTGGCGAAAATACAACAGTAAGAGTGTTGGATACAAAAGGCAAAGTGTTGGTTACTGGAATGGTACTAAGATTTAAACGTTACAGGCATTATGTCAAAATATGGGTTTAAACCAGTGCATACAAACGCTGGAGTACATGCACGTTTTGTTGAGTTTGCACAGCGCATCCACAGGGCAATGATTACTGTATTGCAGTACATTGGGGAGGAGTGTGTAAGGCAGGCACGGGAAAACGGGAATTATATAGACCATACAGGAAATTTGCGTAACTCAATAGGGTATGTACTGCTATATAATGGAGACATTGTAAGCACAAACTTTGAGGAGCGTGTACAAAGTAAGGTAATAAACAAAGCAAATGGCGTGGGTGTATTGGAGGGAAGAAAATTAGCAGAAACACTGGCAAAGGATTTTACTAAAGGATATGCCCTAATAATCGTGGCAGGCATGAACTATGCTTACTATGTTGAAACCTTAAATAAGGATGTACTGGATGGTGCAGAGCGTTATGCAATACGAGTAGTGCCCAAAATGATAAAGAGCCTGCAAACACAGGTTTATAAAATAACATCTTAATGGACGCAAAGGATATACAGTTACAAAGCGGAATGCAGTTTAACACAATACAGGATGATATTTTGTATGTGGTGTTATCTGATTCAGATTTAGCCAAAGAACTTACTGGGATAATCAAAAAGGGTGTACGACCCAGCCGTAAAGACTTTGCTAAAGAGGAGGATTGCACAATACAAAGTTTACCTATACCTAATGGTAGTGTGCAGTTTGGCACAAGCAATGTGAATATCTATGTATCTGATAAGCCCGATAGCATTACACCACCCAATGCAACTAACTACGATGCCAATACTGGAAGAATCAAGCAACTTGCAGGGCTTGCTTTTAAAGTGCTGGAAAAACATTACTGCGACAATGGTTGGTCGTTTGAGTGTGTAATGCAAGATGTTATTGCCGAACCCGAAATTAAGTGTCACAGGATTTGGTTTAAAATTCGATTTATTTTTCACAATTAATAATTAACGATATGGGAGTAATTTCTTTAGGATTGGCTGAAATCCAAGTAGGTAAGATTGCAGCAGATGGAGGCGAGGCGACAACCTATTCCAAAATCGGCAAAACATACGAGAAAACTTGCAAATTAACGCAAGATAAAGCCGATGTAACGGAGCATTACGAGGAGGGACAAAGTGCCCCCGAAGTGCGTAAAAAGAAAAAGAAAGTGCCTATTCTTTCTTTCTCAATCATGGACCCCGACCCAACGTTTTTAAAGGCGTATTTGGGTGGTACAACAACAGGTACAGCAGATGATATGGTGTGGAGCTGGAGCGATACAGATGAGGAGATTGAAGCCTCTATTCGTGCTGTGCCGGAAGTTGGGTTAGTATACACTATCCCACGTGCAGATATTGAGGCTGTACTTAACGCTGAAATGTCCTCACAGGGTATTAATCTTGTAGATTTCACTGTAACCCCGCTAAAGCCTACAAAAACTGGTGTAGCAACAATTTCAGCGAGAAAGAAAACGACTACTTACCCACCAGCAAGCAAATAAGTAGTGTTGCCATTTCTTTTTAAAAGCCCATTACGGCAAGCGTGGTGGGCTTTCTATGAATAAAGCAAAACAGTATGGAGAACAAAGAATATAACGAAATAGAGGCGGAGAAAAAAGAAATCCGGTTACTTATCTCAAACGGTATCAGCTTTACTGTAGATTATGTGGAAAATAAAACAGTGCGCATACCACGGTTTAGCTTTTGTAAATGCCTAAAGAAAAAGGTTACAACTTCCGAGCCAAAGCAGAGGGAATATGTGATAAAAGAACCAACGTTATACACGCTTGATAGGCTTAGTGCTGAATATATTGAGATGATGGTTAGTGAGGAGAAGATAAGAGAAGCACCGAGGCAAGAGGCACGTATCTTATTTAAAGAGCATAGTAAACGTATGGCTGATGTTGTGGCTATTGCTGTATTGGGCAATGAATGGGAGAATACAGATAAGCTAAACGAGTTATCAGATTTCTTTTTTAAATGGCTCAAAAATAGCTCCCTTATAGAACTTGTACAAGTGATTGACTTAACCAACAACTTAGCGGATTTTATCAACTCTATTCGATTACTGTCGAGCGCAAGAACAACAATACCGAATCGGATAGAGCAAGAGGATTAAACAGCCTGTATGGGCAAAGAGGAGCGATTTGCGCATATTTCCATTGGACGTGGGAATATCTCACTAAAGGTATTGCATGGGCAGTTGTACAAAGGATGATGGCAGACCAAGCACGTTACGATGATGAAGAGGGCACAGGCAAAGGAACGGGCTTCGATGATGCAGATGAGGTAGAACTAACAGAGGAAAATGCAGATGAGTTTATTAACTTCATAAACAGTTTTTAGTTGTGGAAAATAGAGACGGAGCTTTAGCATTTGATGTCCTTATAAGGGATAACGACCTTAACCAAATGCTTGCTAAGGACGAACAACGGATTGCACAGTTTACGCAAAACGTTGAGGGTAATTCACAGAGTATAGTTAATAGCTTTGGCACAATAGGCAAAGCTGTTGGAGGCATTGCTATTGGTGCAATGATGAAAAACTGGATAACGGACGTGGTTAATGTTCGTGGAGAATTCCAACAGCTTGAAATAGCCTTTACAACAATGCTGGGTAGTGCGGAGAAAGCTACTACTCTAATGGCACAGGTAACAGAAACTGCTGCTACTACACCTTTTGACCTTAAAGGCGTTGCCAATGGTGCAAAGCAGTTGTTGGCATACGGTGAAAGTGCGGAAACCGTAAATGATACTTTAAAAAGGCTTGGTAACATTGCTTCGGGATTGAGTTTGCCTCTGAATGATTTAGTTTACCTGTATGGTACTACTATGGTGCAAGGCAGATTATTTACACAAGATGTAAGGCAATTCATGGGTAGAGGTATTCCTTTGGTGCAGGAGCTTGCAAAAGAGCTTGGTAAAACCACCGAGGAAATTAATAATATGGTTACTGATGGGAAGATTGGTTTCCCCGAAGTACAAAAGGTTTTAGAACGTCTTACCGATAGTGGGGGTATGTTCTATAATTTGATGGAGGAGCAAAGTAAATCATTAACTGGGCAAATCTCTAATTTAGGTGATGCCTGGGATATGATGCTTAATGAGATAGGACAAAGTAATGAGGGCGTGTTAAGCTCTGGTATTAGTTTGGCTGGCACATTAGTGGAGAATTACCAAACGGTATTAAATGTACTGGAGGGTGTGATAGTTGCCTATGGAACATATAGGGTTGCATTGGCTACTATAGCGATACAGCAAAAGAAAAGCACAGGAATAGCAGCACTGGATAATATTGTAGCTAAGGCTCGTATGGGTATGTATACAAGTTTAACGGCGAATATACAGGCTTATGTTACACAAACAGGTTTAATGAATAGGGCGCAGCAGGCATACACGCTGGAGTTACAAAAAAGCCTCACGTTAGAGCAGCAGGAAAATCTTCTACGAGGGTTAAAGGTTACGGCTTTGCAAGGAATATTGACAGCAGAGCAGCAAGTGTATTTGAGTAGGTTAAATATCAATGCGCAAAGCGTTGAGTATATTGCAGCAGCAGAGGGAATTTTAACTACAGACCAACGTTTAGCACTACAGAAAAAGGATTTAGGAAGAACCAGCATAGCATATAGTGTTGCAGTTGAAAATGAGGTAAAAGCTAATCAATCACTGCAAGCAAGTGAAATATCTAAAATGCGTGCCGAGGCATCCGCTTTAAAACAAAAGCAGGCGTTGTTGTTGGCTGAATATAGAGCAAGCCAAAACAAGATAGAGCAAACCCGTGTACAAATATCGTTAGCGAAATTAAACGGTGATTCAATGGCTGTAGAGAACCTACAGCAGCAACAGCATAACCAGTTAAAGGCACATGCGGTTATTGTTACTGATTTAAAAAACACAAAGGCGGCACAGGAAGCAATTACTACAAGAATTAATACAGTAGCTACACAACAGGCAACAATAGCAGGTAGGGCTAAAGTTGCTGGTGATGCTATGCAAACAGCCAGTACATCTATTTTGAGTACTGCAACAACATTTCTAACTGTTAAGCTAAAAGCGTTGTGGGCAACGATGATGGCTAATCCCTTAACGGCAATTCTTAGTATTGTTGGCTTGGTTATCAGTGCCTTTATGATGTTCCGCAAAGAGGAGGAGCAAGATATAGATGTAGCAAAGGAGTTTGAGGCTCAAACGCAAAAGCAAATGGAATCTATCAATACTTTTAAGGCTATACTTGATAATACAACAGAAGGTACAGTTACCCATAAAAAAGCACTGGAGAAATTGAATAGCGTTTTGCAGAGCTATAGCCTTGAAGTAGTAAAAGAGGGTGATAATGTAGAGGTTGTAACTAAGCGTTACAATGAGCTTACGAAAGCTATCAAAGATAATACTGCACAACGTTTGTTAGCGCAAGGGGTTGAGAAGATTAACACGAAACAAACAAAGGATGAGGATAAAGCTCTTGATAAACTGAAAGAAAAGATGTCTTCACTAAAAGATGGTATTGTTAAAACTGGTGGGCTTACCGGACAATATGTAAGTTGGGTTTCTCCGGAATGGGTTAAATCTTTGGGGGATGAGCAGTATGAGATGATACAGGCTTTAGTAAAAGAGAACATTGCTAAACTGGATGGCTTAACAGGAGAGGCTTATGAGCAGCAGTTAGCGGAGATAACCAAGAGGATACTAAACGCTATGGCAGAGGCAACTCAAACCAGCGAAAAAGAGGTTTCACGTAGTAGTGAGTATATTGAGGTTTTCGTACAAGCTATGGCTAAAAATTGGCAGAAAGCTAAAAAGGATACTGATGAGTTAACAGGTAGCTTGAACCGTTTGAGTGATGGGTTTAATAATAAGGAAACTATAGCAAAGATTGATTATACTACAATGTCCTTAGAGCAACTGCATAAAAAAGCAGCGGAGTTAAACGGGCAAAAGGTAAAACTGGAGATAGGTAGTACTGGTTATGATGAATTGATGCAGCAGATTAATACTATCAACACATTAATAGGCAAGAAACAAGGTGAGTTAAATACAGAGAGTGGTATAAATGATGAGATAAAACGGCTTAAAGCTCTAAAAGAGAAATCTGTTATTGGTGGTGATGATTGGAATAATTACGATGGCAAGATAAAGGAATTGCAAAAGAAGCTCCCCGATACTAATAAAGAGGGAGATAAAAAGGTTAAGGCTGCACAGGAGGCTGCACAGAAAGAAATTGATGTGCAAATGGAACTGGAGGAAAGCCGTATTGCGCTTATTAAGGATGGCTATAAAAGGCGGGTGGCAGAGGCAGAACTACAGCATAAAAAAGAGCTGGCACGGATTGATAAAGAGGAGAAAGAACTTGAAGCTAAGTACAAGGATGCTGGCAAGAAAATGCCCACAAAGAGCAAAGAGAAGTTTGCTACAATGCGAAGCAATGAAAATGCAGGCTATGAGGTTACACGTTCGGAGATGCTGGATGTACAGATAGAGGAGCAAAAAAAGAAGTACCAGCTCTATTATAAGTGGGTTGCTACGTATGGTGAGGATGTTGCAAATAAGCAATATGCCGAATTGATACAGGGAGGCAAAACCTACACGGATTGGCTTAAATCTCAAATAGATACGCTGGAGGCTAAAAAAGGTACAGATACAGGGCTTACAGAAACAGAGAGCAACCAGCTTATTACTCTAAAAACGGATTATAACGAGGTTACAGGCGTAAAAACGGAGATGGATAAGTTTACAGAGAGCTTGGCTAAGGCTAAGGAACAAAGTAAATCACTCTCTGAATATATGGGTAAATTGGCTCAAATGAAACTTGATTTACAGCAGGGAAATACTGGGCTTATCGGAGAAGATAGGACTGATGCAACAAACCAAGTAAACAAAGAGATGGCTCAAAATACCGAGGAATTGCAAAGGCAGTTGCTTGAAACATACAAAACAAATGCCCAATTAAGGCTTGATGTTGAAAAACAGTATGATGATGAAATTTACTGGTTAAAGCAGAATGGTTTTACAAAACAGGCAGAGCTTGCAGAAAAGGCGAAAATAAAGGCTATAGCAGAGGTTGATGCAACACGTATACAAACTACTGATAGCTGGAAAAATCTATTTGAAAATGCCCAATATCTTGGTAGTAGTGCATTTGATAAAATAGTAGCTGGGCTTAGAAAGCAGGTAGAAGCTGTTGGAGATGTTGATATAAAAAATGACCTGTTAAAACAGTTAGAGCAACTGGAGAGCCAAACACAGGGTATGAAGAACCCATTTAAACAGTTGGTTAAAAGTATAAAGGAGTATAAGGCGGCAGGAGATGATGTATCTAAGCAAAAGAGCCTTGCTAAAACCTTTAATAGTCTTGCTGGTAGCATAGAACAGGTTAGCCAGAGTTTCGATGCTGTTGTAGGTGGACTTAAAAAAATGGGGGCTGCTGGGGACGAAGAAACTCAAAGTGTCTTAAACGATGTTGGCGGGTTAATAGATGGTGCTGGCAAATTAGCAGAGGGATATGCGAGCATGAACCCTGCACAAATGATTGAGGGTGCTGTGGGCATGGTAACAAGTGTTGTCTCTCTATTTGATAGTACAAGCCGCAGAATAAAGCGGGAAATGGCAGAGCATGAGAAACGGTTAAAATCACTCCAAAATACATATAATCAAATCTCTTTTGATGTAGATAACGCTGTTGGTGAGGACTATTATAAGAAACAAAAAGAGAAAATAGCTAACCTTAAAGACCAAATAAAGGAGAATAAGGAGTTGGCACGCTTAGAGAAAAGCAAAAAGGATAAAGATAGGGATGATGATAAAGTAGAGGAGTATTTAGAGGCAGCAAGGCAAGCGCAACGTGATATTGAGGATATAGAGAGGGAGATAACAGAATCATTGGTGCAGACAAATTTTAAAGATTTGGCGAACGATTTAGCCGAGGCGTGGGCTGATGCTTTTAGTAACATGGAAGATAGTGCAGAAAGTTTCGATGAGGTTTGGAATAAAACTATAGCAAATGCAGTTAAAAACTCTTTGAAGTTAAAGCTGATTGAGCCTGTTGTATCCAAATTTACTGATGCTTTAGCATCCTATATGGGAGCGCATGATAACAGTGTTGTAGGCTTCAACTTTGATTACTGGAAAAAGATGCTTAAAAATGCAGGTGATGCTTTTACCGAGGGATTAGAGGGATTTGAAGATTATTTCCAAGATGTGGCGGATGATATAGATGATTCTACATTAGAGGGACAGGTTAAGGGAGTTACCGAGGAAACCGCATCTGTATTGGCTGGTGAGATAACAACAATGCGTATTAAGCAAGCCCAGCACTTGCTTGTTTGCCAAGATATTAAAGCTACAACGATTGGTATACAAAGTACTTTAAGAGAGGCTGTAGCGCATTTATCTGCAATCGTAACCAATACTGGATATAACAAAAACTTAGTAGATATAAGTAAATATCTACAGGAGATGAACCAAAAACTTAATGTTAATGATTTGAGGGCTAAAGGATATATGTAAGCGTATGGAAAACAGAATTGAACGGCTTAAAAGGCTAATGCAAAAAGGGCATTGCATGGAGAGTAAAAGCATGGTACATAACACATGTGATAGCACAGAGGCTTTGATGGAAACATATTTCTATTTCATTAAAGCATGTACTCAAAAGGATTTCCCAAAGTTGGATTTCCTACGTGAATATTTTGGTAAACAAGTTGCTCCCTATGGCGGCTATATTGATGCTATAGGTGAGCAGATAGCTCATAAAAGAAATGCGTTATTAGGTGATAGTAATGTAATAATGCAGGCTGGTAGCTATAATATTGTGAATTGCTGGGTAAGGCATAACTCAAAGCTACAAATACATGCTGCAGACCATTGTCATTTGCATATAGATTGCTTTGATAATACAGAAGTGCAGGTAGATATAGAGAGTAAACACGCAAGGGTTTTTATTAACCAGTATGGAGATAGCCACGTAGTAGTAAGTGGTAACAGCCAAAATGCGTGTATAACGAGTTACAGAAGTAAAACTTATAAATAGTAAAGATTATGGTTTTAGATGATTATTTAGTGTTGCACATGCCTTTTGATGAAGCGGACGGGGCTGTATCAACGTATGACTATAGTAAAAACAGAGCAGATGGCATTGTAATTGGTGCGCATTTCGAATCCGGAAAAAGTAGCAACTGTATTAGGTTTGATGGTACAGGTAAATGTGAGGTATCTAAATCTGTATTAGCTATAACAGGGAATTTTACCCTATGCACATACGTTAAATCTCATAACGTAGCCTCTAAGTTGATAGTGATGCTCAACTACAACGGAGTTAACCAGTTCTACCAGACATTGATAGATGTTTCTCCCGACCAGTGGTATTATTTAGCAGTAGTGCGTGAGAATACGAGCATTACAATATACTTAAATGGTACTAAGATTGGGACGGATAAAGTTCCAAGTAGCTACGGAAACCCTATAGGCTTTAGCATTTCACAAGATTGCTATATTGCAGAGCTGGGGCATGGTTGCCTTGATGATACAAAGCTGTTTAACAAGGCTCTTACACAAGAGGATATATTAAGCCTGTTGGATAATACCAAGCAACTTGCTTACTTGCTGGATGGGGTTAACTTTAAAGATTTTGGAGTGTATGTAAAAAACAGCAAAGGCATTATAGATTCTCTCAAAATGAAAGAACCTTTAAAACTGGATTGGGACGGTTATCATGGTGAGGCTATTGATTTGAGTAGACCACGTATGCAGGCAAGGGAAATAACGTTAGAATGCTTTATTAGGACAGATGGTGGTAAGATTGCGTTCGTACAGGCTGTAAAGGATTTCTTAGAACAATTTTACACACCTCACAAATTGCCTGTAGGCAGCAAATCAGAGGCGGTTGCTGCTGGATTACACCGTTTAACTATTGATATTCACCCTACCAAAGCATTGGTGTATGAGGTGTATTTGCCGGATGGCACAGACATCTCTAAAGAGTGGAATGATAATAAGATGGTTGGTACGTTTACTCTCAAACTGAAAGAACCCGAACCGGTTAAGCGAGTACTTAAACATTTTAGAGTAAATGAAAACAGCAAAACTGTTACTGTTACATTAACTACAGAAAAGTTGGTTAATATTTATTGGGGAGACGGTACTACAACGCAAGATGTTTACGGTACACAAACGATAACACATGATTACTTGGAGAATGGAGAGTATTATGTAATTATTGCGGGGGTAATTGAGGATGTTACAAACTTTTCCACTAATGCTATTATTGTATGGAACAAATTGTAGTATACAAACGTGATGGTACAAAACGTTGTGAATTGAATAGTTATGCTAAACTCTGCACTGTAAAAAGTGCAGAGCAAAAGTGTGAGTTGCTGGGAGAGGACACGGTAACTATAAAAACAGAAAGCGTTGAGCCATTGGATTTTTCTATAGGTGATTATATTATTGTCTATAGCAAAGTTTACACGTTAAACAAATTGAGCGAGCCGAAAAAGAGCGAGGAACGCAAATTTGAGAATACCCTTATATTTGAGGGATTACAATATAAAATGCTGGATGCGCAGTTTAGGAGTGCGGATGCAAGCGGCTATAATCCGACCTCTGAATTTCCATTGGTGGCAGATATTAAAACTGTAATGCAGATACTCGTTAGATGCGTAAACCGAACGGCTGTATCTATTGGTGAAGCGTGGGTATTGGGTGATTGTATAGAAACGGAATATAAGGAGCTTTCATTTAATAATGAAAACTGTCTGTCTGTATTGCAAAGGGTATGTAGCGAGTTTGAAACGGAGTTTGAGATAGAGCCTTTGGTAAACCGAGTATATAAGTTACATATCAGAAAAGCTGGTAGTACGTTTGGTGATGTGTTTACTTATGGCAAAGGAGGTGGTATTTATACTCTTATACGCAAGAACGTAAGTAGCACAAGTATTGTTACAAAGTTGTATGTAGAGGGTAGTTCTAAAAACATAAAAACAGGTTATAGGAATAATGCTACGAGGCTACGTTTGGGAATCAATGAGGAAAGCTACATACTGCAAAATGAAGCAGTAGCAGCTATGGGAATCAAAGAGGGAGGGAAAATCTTTGATGATATTTACCCACACCGTACAGGAGAGGTTACAGCACTGGGAACTGATGTATATACTTTCGTTGATAATAAAATGTTCGACCTAAACGAAAAGGATACAGAGGGTTCTACAAAATGGCTCATTGATGGTACAACGGCTAAAGTAAAGTTTGTAACAGGAAGCGTGGCGGGTTATGAGCTGGAACTTAGTAGTTACGATAGCAAAACACATACTTTTAGGGTTAAGGAATATGTAGATAGTAGAGGGCTTAAAATCCCCAATAAGGATACAAACGCTTATCAAATATCTACTGGAGACAAATATGTGTTACTTGATATAATAATGCCGGATGATTATGTTATTGAGGCAGAAAGCAAACTATTAGAGGAGGGCACAAAGTATTATGAGCAGAATTGCCAGCCAAAGGTACAATATGAGCTTGAAATAGCCTCTATGTACCTTAAACGCAAATATGGTGATGCAGGCATTATTGAAATCTTTAAAGTGGGTGATTATATCCAAGTTAAAGATGATGATATAAAAGTGAATAAAGCCATACGCATTAAGGGATTTACGAGGGATATATCAACAGACCCATATAAGTATAAACTTACCATTAGTGATACGGTTGATATTAGTATTATTGAAAAGTTGATTGCTGATAACCTTACTATTGATAAGATTATAATACTAAACAACTTAACTGATGTTGCAAAGGCTCGTAGAAACTGGCGTACAACACAGGAGTTGCTAAGTATGATTTTTGATAGTGACGGTTATTTTGATACCGAGAATATTAAACCAAACAGTATCGAAACTCTGATGCTTTCGGTAGGTAATAGAGCTGGGCAATTTATAATGCGTGATGTAACACTTGTGGCAAACTCTATAGTAAAGAGTAAACCAGCTCCCAATATGGTACAGGTTATTAGTAATGAGGGGTTGCTTATACATTATGCTATTGCGGATACAGATAAGACTTGGATTGTTTCTTCTTCTACAATAGAGCTTAAAAGCACTGCCTCACATTATATCTATGCGAGATGTTCAAAGAACAATAACGGCTGCAATATCGTGTGCTCAACGGATAAAAAGGGGGTAGATGATGATACTAATTATTATTATTTCCCTGTTGGAATTATATCTGCTGTATATGATGGTTACAGGGAGATAACAACAACCTATGGGGCAACGAGAATAACAGGGCGTACAATTAGTTGTGGCAGAATTGAGAGCATAGATAAAAAGACATATTTTGATATTGACAATGGTAAGATAGGAGGTAATATAAGCATAGAGGCTGGTAGTAGTGGGCTTGAAAATCTTGCAGAATGGGCGGATGCAAAGCGTGATATAGATAATGCCAATAAATCGGCTGGTGATGCAGATAAAGCCGTAGGTGATTTGGAGGATTTTGTCAATGGAGCATTTTCTGATGGAATTATAGACGAGGCAGAAGCAAAGGCTATTGAGAAATACATTAATGTAGTTAATAATACCAAATCAGCAGTAGAAGCTACATACAATAAACTGTACACTAATGTATATTTATCGGGTACGGCAAAAACGAACCTGTTAAATTCTAAAGTTTCTTTGTTTGGTACAATATCAAACTTAATTACTTCTATAAATACGGCTATTGCTGATGGTAAGGCAACTAAAGCCGAGAAAAAGGCTGTAGATGATAAATTTGCTCTTTTTAATTCTGCTTTGGCTACTTTCAATACAGCAGTTGAATCGGCAAACAAGGCAATACAGGATGCTCTAAAGCAGTTTTCCTCTGATAATACGACACAGTTAAGTATATTAAGCGATAGGATATCTGCACAGGTAACACGCATTGATAACATTGATAGTGCAATTTCTAAAGGAGGGTGGCTAACTACAGCAGAGGGCAATACTTTATATGCTTCTAAAACACTGGAGAATGGCGAAAATCTAATATCATACATAAACCAATCAGCAGGGAATACTACTATTAAATCCTCCAAGATTGATATTATCGGAGCTGTAACATTTAGTACGCTAAACTCTGATTTACAAGCTCTGATTAATGGTAAGGCTGATTCTTCGGGGTTAGGCGCTTTAGCTTCTAAAGATTCGGTAGAAAAGGCAATGTTGGGTAGTACTATTATTGTTGGTGGCTATCTTAATACTGATATGATTAAGGTTAGGCGCATTGATGCTGATTCGGGGTCGGTTGGTGGCTTCACTATTGAAAAGGGGAGGCTCATTTGGACTATGAGTGATTACTTTGGTGGCACGTCTCGTAGCTTAAAATTAGGTTCGGGTACAGATAAAGAGGGTGTTATTAACGTGAAATTTAATCCTGCTACAGATGGTAGGTTTGGAGTATGTGCGATAGGTGCGACAGCAGGTGGTAGTGCTGCTATATATGGCTCATCTAAAACAAGTCCAACGTATCCGAGTAACTATATTTATGCGGGTTATTTTGATGGCAATGTAGAGGTGTTAGGCGATGTAGCAGCTAATGGTTTTTTTATTAGAAGAGATGGAGGGACATTGCCTGTTGTATCAGATTCATGGATTACTATAAATGATTATACGGGAAGTAAATTTCATGTTGTACAAGGTATAATTGTAGAAGCAAGAGGACGATAAATAATAAATTATATGATTATGAAAGTAGATTTAAACAAGTATTTCAAAAATTTCAGAGGGCAAGAAACGCAAGAGTTAATTGCAGATAAGGTTGCAGAAGCTATGTTTTCTGCTGGTTCAGTACCGGAGTTTAAAATAGAAAAGAGAGACAAGTTTAGAGCTTATAAGATTTGCCAAAAAATACTCAATGGTGGCGGTATTATTGAGATTGAGGCAGAAGAAGCTACATTAATTAAAGATGTGTGTGCTGTCTTCTTCACGGCTGGAGCTTATGGGCAAGTACACGAATTAATAGAAAAGGAGGCATAAAATGGAAGTTACAGCAGTAAACAAAACAGGTATCTCTAAAGTGGGAGATAGTATAACAATCAAGTATAATATTACTTGTGTTGGGGCAAATACACCAAATGGTTTAACGGCTAACATTTACAAAAATGAGGTGCTATGTGGCTTCTTCAATATGGCAAAAAATGGTATTACAGGCTTCTCTTTGCAAGAGAATAACGGATTAACCGATGCGGAGATAAAGCAGATATTCCAACAGGCTATAGATGATGCTGTAGCTGCATTATCATAGCAAAATACGCTTACTTTCATCTTTTGGTACAGAAAATGCGTGATTATAGTTCACGCATTGACTACTTTCGGGAAAAATAACTCAAAAGTATAGCAATATGGGTGCAAAAGACAATTATGTAAGTGAAACAATGTTTGTTTCTCGTATCGTGGCAAAGGGCAAAATAGAGAGTCTAAACAACGGTTTTAAGCTCAAAGATAGTGCTCCTTTTTCGGTGTACGTTAGACCAAGAACATTAACCACATTAGAGAGGGACATGCTACTAAACTGCAAGCTCTACAAAGAGGATGAGTGTAGTATAGTACCTGTACCTCTCTTTTCATGGGTAGAATTAGTGATTACAGAAATTGCGCCAAATGAGGAACTACTAAACAGTTACGATATGTATTGGGGTAGTGGAGATGGTGCAAAAGTAGCAACTATTTAATTTATTACAATATGGGATTATTGATAGGAGTGGGTAATACTGTACCCAAATTCCCTTACCAAGATTTGTGGTATGGAATAAAAATCAACCTTAAAAACAGTGGGCATTGTATTGCTGATGGTAAACTTGAACGGGTGGGTAATCTTGATTTACACAGAAGTTTGCCGATACAGAAGCGCATTAAACGCTATATGGCTACACTGGATGGTAAGGTAAACTATTGGCTGGGTGCTAATGATAGCACGTTAAAAGAGGGAGGCGGTGCGGCAAGGCTGAACGCTTTAGATGGTAATGTAGAGCTTTATAAACCGGATTATTGGAGACGTGTAGAGTTTGACGGTGATTATATGCTTGTAGCTGTTAGTGAGGTTGAGTTACCCGGATTTACTTACATGAAAGAAATGGCACGTAGTCCGTGGTTTGCAACATTTGACCGCACAACCAACAAACCTGTTAGTGCGTGTTTCCTGCAATGGAACGCAGACGGTACAGTAAAAAGGGATGCTAACGGGTTGTTAGTATTGACAGATAACGCAGCTAATTTCAGAGGCGGTAGCAACTCTGCTACAAATGATGCTAACAACAAATCACTGTTGGGTATGCCTGCAACTAATACCTCTAAAGCAACTATTCGTAGCCGTTGTAAAACGCTGGGTGCTATGTGGCATCACGGAGGCTGGCGTTTTCGTGAGGAAATGGGTTGGTTAATGGCTATAGAATTTGGCGACCTTGATAGCCAAGCTGCCTATCACGCTGATAAAACAGTAGATGGATTTGCACAGGGTGGTTTGGGTAATGGTACTTATGTAGATAGCGCACAATGGAGTGCTTTTAATAGCTATTATCCTATTATACCGTCAGGTATCACGGCAAAGCTGGGTAACAATACCGGAATTGTTGAGTATGTTATCAAAGATTGGCAAACAGGCGTAGATAAAACATTAAAAGTTGCCAGTTATAGAGGTTGGGAAGCACCTCATCAATCTCTTTGGGAACATGATGATGATGTTATTATCCGTTGTTTTAAGCCGTCAGAGGGTGGTAAGATGCTTATCTATCTATGTACCGACCCTGCTAAGTTTGCAACTCCTACAGATAAGGCTACTGTTGTGCCGGATGGATACGAGGAGATGGGAGCTTTGCCAGCAGCGCAGGGGTACATAACATCTATGGGCTATGGATTGGGCTATACATTTCCTAATGATACAACAGGAGGAGCAAGTAACAAGAACTATTGCGACCATTTTTGGAGGCAGACAGTTACAGATGATAATGGGCTTGATGGCTGGTATCAACTCCTCTCGTGTGTTAGTGCGGTTGATTCGGAGGTTGCGGGAGTACGTGGAGCGACTGCGAATTCTCGTGGTGCGGTTACGAATACGTATTATGGGTTTCCCTTGTGCCTTGAATTATAGGGGTGTTCCGTGGCGTTTTTTTAGGAGGGTGGCTTCCTTTAACAGAGATTGAAATATTGAAATAACAAAGCGGTTTGCGGGGTTTCGGAAACTCCTCTCGTGTGTTAGTGCGAATAATTCGGAGAATGCGGGAGTACGTGGAGCGAATGCGAATAATCGTGGTGCGAATACGAATACGAATTATGGGTTTCCCTTGAACCATTTACGGTTTTCTTTGATGTGATAACCAACATAACCCCAAAAACCATGCCTCACAGAAACGTAACCTCATTGCTGGGGTTACGTTGGCAAAATAATACGGGTTTAGAAAGTGCTGGTAGATTGCAGTAATGCAAGTGCGAAAGCTCTGATTAAAACAATGGCACATAAAATATATAGCAGTGTAGATAATAATAGCTATTGGCGTATATGTGACCCTCAAAATGTGTTGCATGCAACGTATAATACGATGAGAGGGAAATATGAGAGGTACGATGTAAAAAAGTTTATGGGTACTGGATATATCGAACGAATTACAGATATATGGGAGATGCTTGATAAACAAACATACGTGCCGAGTAAGTACCATGAAAAGGATATTTATGATGTAAAAGTGAGACATTTGAAAATAGCCCCATTGTATCCCGATAGGGTTATACATCATTGCCTGATAGATGTTATTGAAGCTGATTTAAAAAAACTGTTTATTGCCAATACCTACGCTTGCATAAAAGGGCGTGGTATACATGCTTGTTTGAATGACCTAAATAAAGCTCTGTTTAATGATAAAAGAGGTACAAAGTACTGCCTAAAAATTGATATACACCACTATTACGACAGTATTGTACATAGTATACTAAAGCAGATAATAGCCGAGAAATACGGTGATGAACGAATGTTATGGTTGATGTATACTATAATAGATAGCACGGAGGGAGATGTTGGTTTGCCTATAGGTTTTTTAACCAGCCAACATTTTGCAAATTGGTATCTCACTTTATTCGACCATTGGATGAAAGAAGTGATAAGAGTAAAATACTACTATAGGTACATGGATGATATAGTTATATTGAGCGATAGCAAAGAGCATCTACACATGGTATTCGAGCAAATGCAACAGTACTTGACTGATAAGCTAAAGTTGGAAATAAAAGACAACTGGCAGATATTCCCTGTTGATGCACGCTCAATAGATTTTGTGGGATACAAGAGTAACCATTACAATATACTTGCACGCAAGAGCATATTGTATACGTATTACCACAAGTTACGTATAATAGCGAAGAAATATGATATTGCAGATGAGGGCATGATAAAGCATGAGCTTGCAGCACATTGGGGCTGGTTAAAGCATTGCAGTGAGGAGCATTTTAATACAATAATAGATAACTCTAAAAAACAGTTGAACTATGAGCAACAGATTAAAACAAGGGGTACACACCAGTAATGTGCAACCCACCTTTGATGTCATAGACAGAATTAAGGGTACAACTCTTTATAACTTCAATCAGCATTTTATTGAGGTTGAGCAAGAGGGTGGAGAAAAGGTAAAGGAGAATGAGTATAATAGTTTGCGTGTGGATTACCCCATTAATGCAAACCATATTTTTGAAACTCTTATTACGGAGCTTTATCCCAATAACGAGGAACAAAAGTTACTCAATGATTATAACGCTGCACTGGCTGGCATTGAGCCGGAGGATAAAAAGCAGCCATATCTTGATTTTCTTGAAGTACGTAAGCAGATGCGTGCTTTAGTTGATTCTGATTGCACGAAAAACAGTATACCGTTGCAATAGTATGGAACAGGAAACATTTGATTTTGCTGATTTCTCACTGCAAGGAGATGAAGCAAACTCACAGCGACCCAGTGGGGACTATCCGAGCATTGATGAGGTTATAAACAAACCTATTTGGTGTACTGGTTTTACAGATAATGTAGAAACCGAAAACGGAAAGAGTAACCTAATAAAGTTTTGTTGGGAGCTGGGAGAGGCAGAAACTGCTTTTTGGACGAAAAGCAAGAAGTTAATTACAACTGTACAAAAGCCCGATATTCGTTTTCCTTTCCATACGATAATTAAGGTTGTATTCATCCGTGATATGGCGAGCTTTGAGTTTCGCAGTGCCAAAGAAGTCGTATCACAGGATGATATAGCCAGTTTTAATATGTATTTAACAAAGAAACGTAGCTACATGAAGCAAAGGAGGTAAAGTATGGATGTGATTTTTAAAGGTGCAGAGAATATGCTTTTGATATTTGTAATAGCATGTATTATTGTATTTGCATCTATGTGCGTAGACCTTGCCAGTGGGCTTTACAAAGCCAAACTTAGAGGAGAAATACGTAGTAGTTTTGGGCTAAAACGCTCATTGGGAAAATTTATAATGTACATGGGAGGCATGTTAATAGCATGTGGTGTTGATATACTTATGCACTTGTGTAAATTCTTCCAAGTAATACATGTGGATGCCCTTTTTGGTATCCCTGTATTTACTTGTTTATTGGGAATGTTTTTGTTAATTGTTGAGTTTCTTAGTGTGCGAGAAAAGGCAGACCAAAAAACTAAAACAGAGATTAGCAGAGTTGAAAAACTTGCAGCGCAGATGGTTAAAAAGGATGATTTGGTAGATGCCTTTACCCAAGCATTGGCTGCTGCTATAAAAAAGGAGAGTTGATAAATGAAAGTGCTTTTAGATAATGGGCATGGTGAAACTACAGCCGGAAAGCGTTCTCCTATGTGGAGGGATGGGACACAGTTGTTTGAGTGGGAGTATGCACGTGAGATAGCCCAACGTGTAGAAAACGAGCTTACTAAACAAGGTATTGATGTGGAGCGTGTGGTTAAGGAAAGCACAGATGTACCACTACATGAACGCTGTAGGCGAGTTAATGAGATTTGTGTAGAGGTGGGTGCTAAAAACTGTTTGCTGGTAAGCATTCATTGCAATGCCGCAGGAAATGGCTTAAAGCCGATGGCTGCACGAGGCTGGAGCGTGTTTGTATCATTAAATGCTTCTGACAAAAGTAAAGAGTTGGCAGATTCATTTTGTGATGCAGCAATGGCATGTGGTGTAAAACTCCGTGTGTATTCCCCAAAACAACGTTTTTGGGCGCAAAATCTTGCAATGTGCAGAGATACTAAATGTGCAGCAGTATTAACCGAAAACTTGTTTATGGATAACGAGGAGGATTGCCGTTACTTGCTTTCTAACGAGGGTAAAAAGGTAATAACTCAAATCCATGTGCAGGCTATTTTAAACCTATTAGGCAAATGAGAAAGTTTATTGTAGCATTATTCGTATTGCTTGTTTCTGCCTGCCTTTTTTTCGCTCATGGCTGGAGAGAACAAAAGAAAGAAAGCAAAAGGCTGGCGGGTAATCAATCTGCTTTATTGGCAGATGTGCAGTTATACAAAACGCAGGCTGGAGAGAATGCAGCCAAAGTGCAAAGGTTGGAGCTTACTAAGAGCGAGTTTGAGAAACAGTGTGCAACTCTTAAAAATGAGGTAGAAGCTCTGGGTATAAAAACAAAGCGTTTGGAGAGTGTCATTAGTACAAGCTCCAAAACGGAGGCGCAAATTGTAGCACCAGTAAAGGATAGTCTTGTATATAGAGATAGAGAACAACCACCGGATACTTTACGGTGCTTTAACTTTGCAGACAATTATTTAAAGGTAAATGGGTGTATTGAGAAAGATACATTTAATGGGAAAATTGAAAGTAGGGATACTCTTATACATGCAGCTCACCGAGTACCTAAAAAGTTTCTTTTCTTCCGGTTCGGCTGTAAAGCTATAGAACTGGAGGTAGTGAGTAAAAACCCACATAGTAAAATAACATATAGCAGATACATTGAATTGAAATAATGTGTATCTTTGGACGATACCGTATTAGTTGAGCCACAATTTGCAGAGTTTTTGCAGTTGTGGCTCAAATGTTCCACAGAAAAGCATAAAATGGCTCATAAGTAGTTGATAATCAAACTTTGTATTGTAGTTTCCTAAACTTTAGATAGGGGTTCGATTCCCCTCGGGACTACAAAACAAAAAAGGGAAGCCATTTATTCGGCTTC